ACTAAGAAAAAAAGATTCTATATAGAATTTTACCTTAAAGGTAGAGAATCTATAACTTTAGAATATGAAAAGCAAGAAATCTGGAAATCTATTTTAGAGGAGTTAGATAAAAACCTTTAAAAAATTTTTAAAAAAATTTAGAGGTTCAAAAAATTTAAAAAATTTTTAGGTACTTAAAATTTTCAAAAAAATTTTAAAATTTTTGAGTGTTTTGGTAACACCTAGTACCACCTCCCCCAACCCACCCCACCTAAATCTTGCTGGGGTAAATAGCCCTGGGGTGTTTCACATTTAAAATCCACAATACTATGAAACTTATTGATTACCTTAAATCACAAGGTGCTGTTTCAGCTACCTTAGTTAATGGCCCTAATGGTCAGTTTATCTCAGCTACTAAAGCTGATGGTACCAAGTTCACATTACCTGTTGGTAAAAAGTCTTACAATGGTAAGCTTGCAGATTATACTGTCCTTGAAGTTGAGGCTGGTGTATTTGTTGCTACTGTTAATAACTATGAGACTGTTGAGACAGTTACTTTCTAGTTATAGTATTATAGAGCCTATTATATAGTAATATATAGTAGGTTCTATTCTTATTCTTTATGCTTTGTTTAGTAGTAATACTATTCTAAAGTAAAGCTGATACCCAAAGTCTTAGACAGGTAAGTGTTAAAAATTCAGCAAGTTGGTTGATGCATTTATACCAACATTATTTTATTATTAATCTTCTTTATCATAGGCAAGTAGGTTTAGTTTGATTTAATTAGTAGACTATAGTAATATTAGACCAGCTCATGTTAGGATAGGATACTTTGTAATCTTATTAAACCACTGTTCAGCTAATTATTACTATAGTTTATTAATTAGTTATGTTCTTGATTATCAATGAATAATAATATCTGCCATTTTGTCATGTCATTATATTTTAAAAGTTGTAAAACTTCTGAAAGTGTTGATACTGTAGGGTGTGGTATCAATCCCACTCTTTAAATTATCTGCCAATATGTCATTTTTCCAATTTTAACATAAAACTTATAGCTTTAACTTTAACATTTTAAAACTCTTTGAGTTCACCTGAGATTGATGTAATGTCAGTTTTGGGTGAACTTTCTTATTGTTTTAATAAAATTGTAGTACTATAATGTGATGTATACTGCTTAAATGCAAGGATAACAAGCTATGTACTACAATTTTATTAATTCAGTTTTTGGTATACATTTTTATTAACTCAAACAAACAAAAATATGGCACAATTTCACATTTACCACTCTATTGGTAAGGATAGATTCCAAGAAGTAGAGAACCAACCAAGAGAATATGCTGGTTTTGTAGAAGCTAATTCTTTAAAAGAAGCTTATGTGTTATCACAAAATCAAGATGAAAATTGGAATATAACTAATCCTTGTAGAAGTACAAGTGTTGGAGATGTAATTCAAGCTGATGATGGATTTTATATGGTATGTGGTACAGGTTTTCAATTACTTGATATTATGAGTAAGAATGAATCTGACCTTAATACTCTTGAAAATCAATCAACAGAGCAATAATCTAGCTAATGTATATGGAAAGTCTGTTATATAATATACATTAGAAACACTACCTTTGGAGAATCTAAAGGTTACAGACCGTTAAGCATAAATGGCGAACATTAATGCATAAAGTATCAGGAAACTTGGTGTATAGGTTCATACTATGAATAATAGCACAGATACTTTATTTTTATTAACTCTAAAAACAAACAACGTGAAATACTTCATCTTATTCATTATCTTTATAGCTGTATTTGCAGCTTTATTCTTCATACTATCATTATTTGGTATGTTATGGTTTAACTATCATTCAGTTATTACTGCCCCTAATTGGTTCTACGCTTATACTGTATTAATAGGTTGGTGGACATCAGGAATAGTAGCAGCTGATTATTATGAACAAGTAATAGACAAATAACATGAAAACATTCAACAAAATAATAGGAGTAATTATAGTATTACTATATATTGCTGTTAAAATACTTTAAATTATGAAAAATAAAACATTTAAAAGTGTACTTAGAGTTTAATCAAGAATAAGAACCTTGCTATAAGTTTATTTATTTAAAATCTAGTATTAGTTAAATAGGATAGAATAAGCCGACATTAGTTGGAAGAACCTGGGTTCGAGTCCCAGATACTAGACATATAAATTATTAAAACTGTAATGTAGATGAGAAAGTGACCCACCATACTCAGATAAATAGTAAACTATATTACAGTTTTATTTTAATTAAAACTGTAATACAAATATAGTATAACACTATCGGCTAGTTATATTATATGTAAGAACAATAGGTGGAGATATTTATATCAGTGAAGCTTTAAATCCTTACAGTATTACAGTTTTATTTTAACTAAAATTAACTAAATTATGACCCAACTACAAATAGCTGAAAAGCTCAGAGAACAAATTAAAGAACAATGGCCTTATGTATCTACTATATTAGCTTTATATGCTAATAATACTGATGGTAAATTTACTGAACGTATTCAAGATATGGTTGATAGATTATTACCTAGAGAGGTATTTTATTGTAATATTTACGAATTTAAACTAGCAAAAGTGTATTACTATAGGGTATTTACAGATGATATAAAAGAAAAATTTACTATAGAATCATTACCAATCAACCAAGTATTATTTTCATCAGAAGATAATATGTTTGGGCATTTAAAGTAATATTCTCTTTGTAATAGTTGTAATAGGGAATGTCTCAGTATAGAAGGACATATAGATTCAAGGGTTAATAAGCTTGTAGCTATTGCAACTATTCTTAGAGAATTTATTAACGTAAACTTTCCTAATCGTATTGCAATCAGATTAATAGTATCTGTATTACTATTCCTTTAATATTCATACAAGAAATTATGGTATTATCATATCCAGTAGGTTAAGCTGGGTTTTTATTTAAACTATGGGGACGATGGGAAAGCCCTAATTAGTTAATTCAGCAAGCAAGTAACGCATTGTCTATTAATGTGTGCGTTTAATAAATTAGTAGATAACTTACAGATGGCAACACTGTAAACACTGAGGATATAATGTCCTTCAAGACTTCTATTACTTCTCCACTACAGGTAGTTCGTGAACCTGAAATGGTAGAAATGAAGCTTGCAGCTTAATTAACGAAAAACTCCAAATTTAAGGGAATATTAGAGTATAAATATTAGAACCCTTCCATTTCTTTATATGGTTAGATTTAGATATTTTGTATAGTTAGAAAACTATTCTAAACTTGTAGAAAACTGATTATTAATTAATTAGGATACGAGGGTTCAACTCCCTCCGTCTCCACTAATGCCAAGGCGTAGTTAGGACTAGTCAATGTAGCTCTTTGAGTGTAAAAGTAGGCATATCCTACTGCTAAAGACTAGTTTATTGGCTACTATTTATTAATTTAAAATAACTTTATGTTAAAACTAAATGATAATACAGGAATGGATATAATACATCAGGGGGTTAATAAAAAACTGCTTGAAAGAGTATTAGAAGCCAGAAAGTATATTACTGTTACAGAACAGATGAATATACTTAGTAGAATTAAAGCTAAAGCTAAATTAAACAGAACTGTAGCTTATCGTGTAACAAACTATTATTAAAACCTTTATCAGTATCACTTAAAGAGTCTATTAGCAGTAGTAGGCTCTTTTTAAAACTTATAACTATGAAATATCCACCAAGTTATTACAAAGAACTTCAAACTAAACTTGAAATAGATTTCAAGAATAAAATAAAAATAGAACAAGCTATTTATAAACAATCAGTAATGGCTATGTTTACTACTAAAATAGACCATTCATTAGTAACTAATTATTGGAATTAATATGAAAACATACTTTTTATCTTTACAATCTACAAAAACTAAGCATAATTTTTCTGGAATTATTGCAGTTACTGATTCTGGAAGTGTTTTAGACAATTTTGAAGAAGCTACAAAAATTATGGTAGCTATGGGAAATAAAATTCATAGTTTATATACTGAAGTAGACGATTACATAGTACTATCATTTAACAATGTAACATAAAATCCACAAACATGAAAACAAGAACATTATTTTTTAAAACTTGGTCAACTCAGAAACAAGTTTTAGACAGACTTACTGAACTTTATAAAATTAAAGTTGTAAGTAGTAATCCATTTAACAATGGTACATTAATAACATTTAACTATTAAAACAATGTTTACAAAATTTTCAAAAGAACCTATAAAAACTTGGTCTAACCAATGGATGATTGATAATGGTTATCATCATCTTCATGTAACTTTAATAGATTTTAAGAAAGCTAATTCAGATAAATTAGAACTTAAACTAGAAAAAGTACATCATAAAATAGCTAAAGCTTTACCTTCTTATAATACTAATCAACTACAACTTTTAAGAGAAGTAGCTGATAAGTTAAAGAATGTAAGGTTTAATTTTAAACTTTCAACACTTAAATAACATGACTATTAATCAAATTATCCTTTTATTAGAAATATATAAAGGAGGTATAGAAGCTAAAGATGTTTTGGGTAATGTTACTGACTTTGAATTTCTTAGTAAACAAGAACTTTTTATCTTCAATGATAAAATAGAAGCTGAAGTTACTGAAAAAGGATTTGATTTAGTTGCAGCTTTAAAAACAATAGCAAATTTAAATAAATAAAAAATTATGCCAAAATTACCAGTAGAAAAAGTTACTCGTAGAAAATTCCTAGGTAAAACAGAAAACTTTGTAGATAAAGCTGAAAGATTACATGAAGGTAAGCATTTAAAAGCTTATTTAAGTGGTGCTAAGAGGTTTAAATCTTATAAGTGGAATCCTACTAAGCAAATACATGAGATAGTGTATTATCCTGTTTTAGAAGAGCTTTATGGACAATTTGTAGATAACTCTAAACATCTTCAATCAATAGAAGAATTTCCTATTGAAAAAATACTAGCTTAGTGAAAAGAAAAAGGATATTGTTGAAGAAATCTGATAAGATATTCTCAACGCAGCTTATTATTGTAGAAGATGATTATCTATTACAATTAATTGAAGTATATCCATTTAAAGACATTAAAAAATACATTAAAGTACCAAATAGTTTGTATCCAATGTTATTAGAATTAGATAAACAGTTTCATTCAGAAGAGAATGTTCAGAACCCTGTTATCTCAATATCTAATACACTAGCACAAGCTAAATTGCAAGTAGGTTATACGCCTGCTGAATTAAGTAAGTACCATATACAAGATGGTAAATCTCTTGAACTATTACATCATAAATTAAATGAGGTTAAGCCTAAATTGCAAGAACAAGTGTATTGTTCAGACAATAAAACACATGAATTTGGATGGGTAGTTAAGAGAAATGAAAGATCTCAATTAGATATTCTGGCTAATGAGATTAGAAGTATATTCCAGAATAATACAAATCTTAGGCAATATGCCTATTAATTAAAACAATTTTAAACAATTTTAAAACAAATTATCATGAATTTTTCAAAAAACACACTAACAGGTAATATGGAAGCTAATTTAGGAGGTAAACTTATCTCAATTAGCTCTGAAGTTCGTACTAATAAAAATGGTACTGATTATCGTTTAGCTAACATAGAAATAGTTAAAGCTGATGGTAAAAAAGCAGTAGTAACATCTATTGTATATGAGAAAAACTTCTCTTATGGTATGCAAGTAGGCCAAACCTATTTAACTACTGCTACATTAACTCCTAATGGCCCTAGTCCAGTATTATTTACTACTAGCCATCTTCCAGCTAATGAAGTTATAACTGCTGAAGACTTAGGTTTTATAGCTGTTAATGCTGAAAATGTAGATGCTGGTAAAGTAACTGCATAATTATAATTAAATAAAATATAAACTACAAAGCCCTCAAGTTTAATCCTTTATGTGGATTTAGGAGTTTAAAGAGGGCTTTTTAATACATAAGGTTATGAAAGTAACAAAAGATAATGCCGTAGTAGGCTTAAAAGTAGTATTAGATAAAGATTCTCAATTTGCAGGTCAGGGAATAGGTGCTGAGTATGGTGTAATTGTTGATGATGAAACCCATTTTCCTGCTACACCTAACTATCTTTGGGTGCAAGTAAATTGGATAAGAGCAGATGGTACCTCTATTAGTACTGATTATTATAGAATAGGAGATGATGGCGAATTTGATTTAAATGTATATGAAGTTATTCCAGAATATGTAGAATGTATTAAAACTAATACTGATTGTTTTATAGCTGGTAAGATTTATAAAGTAAATTCTAATGGTACTTTAACTACAGAACAAGAGTATGAATGTATGGACATATTTGAAGTAGGTAAAGATTACTATGGCGTTTATGGGTTTAAAATCTCTGATAAAGCTTCATTTGATGCTCAACAAAACCCTAAAGAAACTTTAGTTGGTAGATATTTAAAAGCTTTAGTTAATAATCCTGTATCTATAAGTATGGATATAGGAGAATATTTACTTATAACTAAGTATAATCATCAGGGTAATACATACAATGTAACTAGAGTTAGAGATAATCATACGGGATTTGGTATTGAAGTATCTGATTTACCTAAGTTTGAAGTAATGCCAATTGGATTTAATCTAACTGAAGTTAAAGAAGAGCCTATTGAAGAAGGTTGGTGTATTAAAATAACTTCTGAAAATCAAGACTTGGTGAAGAAATGGTTTTTAGAAAAAGGTTATGAATCTGGACATTGCTATTCAATTGGAGCATATTATGGAGAACTACATAAAAAAGGTAGGAGTGATAGTTTTAGCTCTTTTGCTAAAGAACTTACTTTAGATGAATTTAAAAGGTTAGTGTTGAAAGAAAATATTACTTCTATAGATTTATTAGAAGAAGCTAAACAACGTTATCCAATAGGTACTAAGTTTTATCCTGCTCATTTAAGTCAGAGAAAGCAACATTGTATTGTTACAAGCACTAATTTTAAAATTAGTGATACTTGTGTGTATCAAGTAACAGATAGTGGAAGTTTATATGATAATAGTAGAAATTCTAAGTACGGAAATACTACTTACAATAGATGTGTTTATGAAAATGGTAAATGGGCTGAAATAATTGAAGAACCTAAAACTAATACTACAGAAGAATTTAAAGTAGGAGATTGGGTTGTACCATTAAATGATGATGCTTATCATGATAGAAATATTGGTGAAGCTTATCAGATTGAAACTCTTGATGGTAGTACAGCAGTTCGTATGTTTAATAGAGAGCTTAAATACGATGGAAATGGTTGGATAGAAATAAAAGACCTGCGTAAAGCAACTCCAGAAGAAATAGCTAAAGTTCAAGGTTATAAAGTTACAGATACTTATTTTAAGTATAGACAACAACCGTATTCAGAATTTATTAAAAATCCAGAAGAATATCCTATTTTTGTAGAGCCTAAAAAGCAAAAGTATCAGTTTAGTGAAGTAGAGTATTTAGCTAAACCAATTAATCAACAATTAGATTTACCAATAGTTAAAAAGTACAAAAAGAAATCAATAATCAATTTATAAGCAACAAACAATGAAAAAATCAAATTTAAAAGACCGTGTATTAGCCTTTCTTAAAGGTGGTGATGAAGCTAAATTAGCTCGTTTTGAAGGTAAGTTAGATAAACATCTGGCTAAACAAATTTCTATGCGTGAAGATCAAATTGAAACTCTTGAAGAGAAGATTGTTGATGCCAAAGAAGATCTTAACGAAACAATCCTTAATGTAAATCCTGATAGTGTAAACACTACAGAAGGTGCAGAAAGTTATTGTGTTACTTACCTAAAACAAGTGCGTGCTAAACGTAATGTAATCTTGGGTTATGAAAACCAGATTGCAGCTTTGCAAGAAGAAATTGCAGAGTTTAAGGCTGATGAAGCAGCAATTTATTCAGTTCCTGCTGAAAAGAAAGCTTAATTAAAAACTATAAAGCAAGCCAAGCTGAGAAATTATTTACTAACAAAAACAGTTACTGCACACTGTAGGTATTTAACTGATTAGATGGTACTTGGCTTGCTTTTTATATTATTATTATGAACAAACTTACTAGGTATAAAAGACAATTACATAAAAAGTTACAAGTTCTATTAAATAGAGATTTAAAAGAAGTAACTACTGATGAAGATAAAGCTGAAATATATGGGCATTATAATTATGTTAAAAATACAATTAATATAATACAAAAAAAATCTATAAAATATATTACAAACTTAGATGTTTGCAATGTAGATTAAAAACATCAAATTATTATTAGATTTAAGTAAATATGATACAGGTTAGATGTTCCTGTATTTTTTATATAAAAAATTATGATTATAATAGCACTAAAAGCTAAAAATGGTGCAGGTAAAACTACTGTAGCTACCATGCTATCTAAGAAATTAGATGAAAAAGGTATTAGTAATAAAGTATTATCTTTTGCAGAACCTTTGAAGAAGATAGTAGATAAAGCATTTTTTCCTAAAAAATCTCCTCTTAATTGGGAGAATAGAGATGAAAAAGAAGTTGGTAGAAATTTATTAGAAACTACTGCTGATGCTATAAAATCTAGTTTCAGCTTCAATCCTTTTGGACAACAAATGTTAAATCAATTAACTATCTTTGATACTAATAATTTATATGATCCAAATAGTGTAGCTATTATATCAGATTTAAGATTTGAAGATGAGTATAGTGGATTACAAAATTGGTTATCATCAGATGATGAATTATTTGTATTAGAAATACAAAATGTTTTAACTGATAACAACCCACCAGAGTATGATGAATTGTTGATAAAAGCAGACAAAACACTTATCTTTGGAAAAGATATTGAAGTACAATTGGATTCTCTTATTAAAGAGATACTTTAAGTAATATAAGGTAACTTCCTGTAGTTCAATTGGATAGAATATGGGATTTCTAATCCTATGATAGAGGATCGTAGCCTCTCAGGAAGACTAATAATCAAAGAAAAACTGCAACACTAAGAATTTTATTTCTTACTAACTATATCCAGTTTGTATTCTTTGAGCATTAAAACAGGGTGCATATTGACAGTTCTTTAACCTGTTTAATAATTCCTTATGTGAAACTGGAATTACCAATAACTTCTATAAGATGTACTATAGAAGTTTTTTAATTTATGAATTATGAATTTAAAAGAATATAAATACACTACTAAACATAAAAAAGGTATAACAGATTTAATTCCTATTTATGCTTTTATAGGTAATTCTCAAGGAGATACTTCTGCTACTAATAGTGTAGAAGAATATAAAAATTCTAATGGTTGGTTATCTTATGCTTTTGATAAAAGTATTGATTGTAATGATCAGGAAGCTATAAATAAAGAAAGTTTAAGGAGACAAGAAGAAAATGAAATTACTATAAAAGAACTAAAAGATTCAGGAGAATATGGTAAAGAATATGAAAGTACTATTACTATATTAATGAATAACAGACCATTCTTTGATAATCCTGAACTATTTAAAGAATAAGTTATGAAATTACTATTAATAATAACAGCTATTATATGTTACACTATAGTAAGAGGAGTATGGTTTCATTCTTTGAGTTTAAATTCTCAAGGATATAAAGCTGAAAGATACTTATTGAAACATAAGAAAGAAGCTAAAAGATTAGTAATATTAGTAATATTATTAGGAATAGTAGTATTATATTTATTACTTTAAGCACAAACTATCTAAAACCAAGTAACAATGAAAATACATTGCAACAACTACCAAGCACTTAAAGCCGATAACACCTTGTTAAAAGAAGTAAACGAAGCCCAGATATTTACTATTGAAAAGTATCAAGAGGAGAATGAAAGTTTAACCACCCAGTTAGCAAAAGCCAATTCCGATAAGGAGAAACTAGGGGGTTGTTTAAAAATAAGACTTGATGAACTGACAGAGGTCATCGAGTTTAATAGAAACGGTAATTGCGAAGAAATACTACTGCTGCAATTGTCGGAGGCAAAGAAAATACAAAATTTACTAACCGATTGCGGAATAACCCTTTAAAACAAACACCATGACACTAAGTAACGAAGATAAAGCCTTAATTAAGGAAACAAGCGATTTGCTTAACCAGCTAAAGCCGCTATTAAACAAAGTAGACAAATTTATTACTAATGAATGTTATCAGCCTATTGATACAACAGAGGGTGAGCAAGGACAGGGCAAAGAGTGGAAACCTAAAGTTGGGGAGTGGTTTAAAAGCAAGTTTGGACATCTGTATTTGTGCGATAGATTAGAGAGCGGAGTAATATTTGGCGAAAACCAAAATGGAATACTTTATGCTATGGACTATTGTTTTCCAACTACTAAACCATTGCCCGAAGAAATCCAAGCCCACTTAGTAGCCATAGCAGAGAATAAATATCCTGTTGGGGCTAAATATAAAAGAATGGGTAGTTTAGAAATTATAGGCGAAATAAAAACCAATGAGTTTATCTATTTACCCGAAAAAAATGCACTAACTGAAAAAACTGGGTATACTGTTTGGAAAGATGGCAAATGGGCAGAGTTAGCACCAATTGAAACAGAGCAGAGGTGGAAGCCAAAATATGATGATAGATATTGGTTTGTAACAATAGCGGGTGATGTTATAGTAGCAAGCTACCCCTGCAAAGATACAGCCTTAGACAAAAAGTATTATAACTCTGGCAACTGCTTTGAAACAAAAGAAGCCGCCCAAAAAGCAGCCGAAGCCATTAAGCAATATTTAAGTACTAACAAGTTTTAAACAAAGTAATTTAAAATAGAAAGATGAAAATATTAAACAAAACAGAACAGATAAACAAACGCTGCGAAGAAATAGAAGAAATTATTCAAATAGCTATAAAAGAACGAGGAGAAATTTTTAGGCAATGCCACTCTGAAAAAAACAAATTGTTCAAAAACCAAAAAGTAATTAATTACTTATCAGACAAGCAAGAAAGTATGCAAAAGGTTGTAAATGCTCTTGTTTCTTATAAAAATGAGCTAAAAGAGCAAATAACAGACTAACCCACCTAAACAAAGCATAAACAACATGGGAAACCCATTATTAGAAGTACTCACAACATCTCCAAACAGAGTGTATGATGTTACAGATAATTACCTAAGAAATGTAGCTATTGAAGATTTTAAAGCCCACATCTTAGACCTGTTAGAAAGGCAAAGAGAGAAATGCCACGAAAACGCATTTATTGTTAATGAAGGTACTTATGGTTCTGACGGACAAAGTATGGAATACTATGTTGTTGACAGAGATAGCATACTTAATGCCAAATTATTTTAACCACCAAATCTAACTAACATGGAAACAGCGTTACAGGAATTGATAAAAGAATTGACTATTGAATTACGAAGCAAGTACGATTATCTTCTTCTTACTATAACAAGCAGGGAAGAACACAAAACACACGGCGAGATTTTTGCTTTAAATGCGGCTATAATTTCAGCTAAGGCCAAACTCCCCAAAGAGCGTGAGCAGATGAAAAAAGCAAGGGAAAACGGATTTGTTAACGGTGTATCGCATGAAAGACACAACTATGTATTTCAAGATTTTGAACAATATTACGAAACCAACTTTAACAAATAAGGAGATGAAACTAACAGAAATAATACTAACTGCTATTGTATTTGTAATTTATGCATGGTGTATAAGACCATTAGCTAATAGGGGCAAAAAAATAAAACCCACATACATATTTCCTATAATTATATACCTAATTTGCCTACCTGTTATTGTAATATACAGAACAGTTTATGCTATAATAGAAGCTAATTTTAAACCATTAGATTAACAATGCAAGCAATAGAACTAATAGATATAATAGCCCCTGAACACAGCAGAACAAGTTGTTCAGATGATAACCTATCTAATGGGTTTTACCACAAGTCTGGTAATGAATGGGAAGAGGGATATACGGTAATTAGCAATGAGTATTATTACAGATGTAGTAGGTGCGCTCTGTTGGAATTAGCCAATGGTAGAAGTATTGATACTGATAAGGTAATAGACGGGATTAGTATAGATATGATTATAAAACAATGAAAATACTACTACTAGGTGCTTGTATATTTATATTTGTAGTATTACCTACAATATTAATAATCTTAAAAGAAGAAAAATGATAGAGAAAACAACTGAAGAAATACTTAATGCTGTTAAGGAATTAATTGCACATGATAGTACTATAAGTAGTTTAAAAGTACTTATTGAGAAGAAATTAGAAGATGTTTATGATGCAGGACAATTATCTGGATATAAAGATGGGCAAGACAGTCTTAAAAGTAGTTTAAGGGGATAATAATGAATAAAGCAAGAGAAAGAAATTGGTCTAAAGCTAGAGTATCTGGATTAACATTCAATATGTCTAGCTTTACTCCTTCTGAATTATTAATTGTAAGGCAAATACAAGGCCTTAGAAAGACTTTATTGGAACATTGGGATAAGAATACTGAAGAACATCTTGGAATCAAATTAAAGCCCTTACAATGCGAATGGTGTAGAAAAAGGTTTAATGGGGAACCATTAGAAGAAGGAAAAAAGTATTACTGTAATAAATGTTTAAAGTTATGATAGAAAGAACAATAATTGTAATAGTCAGTATAGCTGCTATTATATTTGTACCTTATTGGATAGGTAGGTTTGTAATGCGGTCTTGGTTTGCTACTGATGATGCTATATTATCTTGGTCAGCAGGGGCTATAATAGTAGTCATTTTAGGAACTTTTCTTGCTGCTGCTATACCTTATATAATAAATGGAAGTGTATGATATACTTATTAGGAAATGAAGAATTGTTTTCTAATGAAGATTATAAAGTGTGTAAAATAGAAGATGTATTCAGCTATTTTAAAGATAAGCATGAAATCTTCTTAGATACAGAGACTATGGGCTTTGACCCCTTTACTAAAAGGTTGTTGACACTTCAATTAGGAGATTTTGATAATCAATTTGTAATAGATGTAGAGTATTATAAACCAGAGTTATTTAAAGAACTTATAGAAAGTAAATTAATTTTAGGACAAAACTTAAAGTTTGACTTAAGGTTTTTATATTATCATGGTATATTTCCTAAAATAGTTTATGATACCTATTTGGCGGAAAGAGTAATTACACTTGGAGATAAATTTGCCAAGAAAAATCTAGGAGCTTTAGGTGAGAAATATGCACATACAAATGATATTGATAAATCTCAAAGAGGGTTAATACATAGAGAAGGGCTAACAGCTAGGGTAATTAAGTATTGTGCTATGGACTGTAAATACCTTGGTATTATCAGAGATAAACAAATAGAACAATTATACGAAAAGAAAGAATATATAGACTGTTACCTTCAAAATCTATTTGTCAGAGTTTTGGCTTATATTGAGTATTCTGGTATAAAACTAGATTCTGATAAATGGCTAGAGAAGTGTAAAAAGGATAAAGAGCATTATAATAAATGTGTAGAAGCTTTAAATACTTTTTTAATACAGAATAATATTACTAAGTTTATAGATAACCAATTAAGTTTGTTTGATGAAAATGTAAATACAAGAATTAATTGGGCTTCTTCTAAACAAGTAATAGAGCTTTTTGAGCATCTTGGAATGAATGTAACTATTGTAGACCAAGGAGTAAGTAAAAAGTCTGTTGAAGATGGAGTGGTAGCTAAATTAAATCACCCTATAATACCTTTGTACAGAGAATATAGTAAAGCTGCTAAACTTATAAGTACTTATGGTGAAACTGTTCTGAAACACATAAACAAAGCAACTGGTAGGATACATACTAACTTTAACCAGATAATGGATACAGGTAGATTATCTTCAGGAGGTAAAAATAAAGATAATGGAGCAGAATATATTAATTTACAAAACATACCAAGTGACCCATTTACTAGAAGTTGTTTCATTGCTGAAAAAGGTAATACATTAATTATAAGTGACTATAGTGGACAAGAGCAAATTATTTTAGCTAATAAATGTTTAGATGCTAATATTCTTAAGTTCTATGATGAAGGGCTGGCTGATATGCATTCTTTCGTGGCTTCAAAGATGTATCCTGAATTAGAGGGATTAACTTTAGACGAGGTAAAGGAAAAACATAAGAAGAAAAGACAATTTGCTAAATCTGCGGGATTTGCCATTAATTACGGGGGTACAGGTATAACTATAGCAGAAAACCTTAATATACCTAAAGAAGATGGGGATAAAATATATGATTCTTACTTTAAAGCATTTCCTGGATTAAGAGCTTACTTTGATAGAGTAAAGAAAGAATCTATTGATAGGGGCTATATCTTAATATCACAAGAAACAGGATTAAAGTATTATTTTCCTACAGCTCAATATGAAGAGTATTCTCAGATAAAACAACAACTAACAAGGGAATTTTGGGAGCAATACAGGGCAAACAAAACAGCAGATAAAGTAGAAAAAGTTAAAAAGTACTTTAGGCTAAAAGGAGACTTTGAAAGAAAGTCTTTGAATTATCCTGTACAGGGACTAGGAGCTACTATTACTAAGTTAAGTTGTGTGTATATATTTGAGTATATAGAAAAGAACAATCTTTTTAATACTGTTAAATTTGTTAATACAGTACATGATGAGAATGTTTTAGAAGTTCCTTTAGAATTAGCAGAGCAAATGTCTAAAGTAGTAGAAGAATCTATGAATAGGGCTGCTGATGTATTTTGTAAAAGAGTAAAATTAACTGCAACACCTGAACTTTCTGTATTTTGGTGTAAATAACTAAACATGAGTACAATAAAAGACAACCAACCTCTTTGTGAAATACTTAAACAGAGAGATGAAAAACAACCTGATTTAATATTATTTAAAAAAACTGTAAATGATGAAGGTAAAACTATTTTAAATAGAACTGATAATCTCTTAGAAGCAACCTCAGCAATTTATAAGTATAAAGATAAACAAGAATTAATATTTGAAGAAAAATAATAATGACTAAAAGAGAGGAAATACAAAATCAAGCTGCTTCTATAGTATTAAAGAATAATTTTAATGGGATTTTGCTTGATATTTGTCCACGTCTAGGAAAAACTCTCTGTTTTATTAAAGCTATAGCTAATCTACAAAATCTTAAAATTCTTATATTAGTTCCCGAAATAGATTTTAAAGATACTTGGAATGCAGAATTTAAAAAATGGAATTATACAGGCATAACAGAGGTTGAATGTTTTGCATCTTTAGATAAAGTAAAAGATAATTATTATGATATAGTTTGGGTAGATGAGGTGCATTTATTATCCTTTGCTAAAATATGTATCTTGGCGCAAATGAGATATAAAAATCTTATAAAATCTCTTGGTGGAATGTCAGGAAGTATTTCTAATAAAAATAAGAAAGACTTAAAACAATATCTAAAATTAGAAGTAGCTTATACTTACAGTATACGTCAAGGAATAAAAGATGGTATCATAGCAGACTACAGAATTATCTTATGCCCAGTTAAACTATTAAAATCAGAAAAAGAAAAATATGATAAAGTAACTAAGGAATTTGAAGATTTAAAAGAACAAGCTTTAAAGAACCCTAGATTAAATCATATTAAGAAGTTAGTAGCTGGTAAGAGGGCAAGAATGTTATATGGCTTTAAATCAAAGATAAATGCTGTTAAAAAGCTAGTAGATAAACAAGAAAGATGTATGGTTTTTACTTGTTTAACAGAAGTAGCTGAAAGTATATCTGATGCTCATCATGGTAGTAATAAGAAATTAAATAATTTAGAATTATTTAAACAAGGTACTATCAATAAATTAGCTGTAGCTAAATTAGCTAATGCTGGAGTAACTATACCTAATCTTAAAGTAGGTATTATACATCAATTACAATCTAATGAAAATACAGCTATTCAAAGGATTTTAAGAATGTGTAACCTTGATGGAAATCAAACAGCTTATATTTATATTTTTTATTATGAGGAGACTGTAGATTTTGATTGGGTTTCTTCAGGAATTAGTTGGGCAGAGCCTAGTAAGATTGGTTATTTAAAAGATTGTAAATTATGAAAGATTTTAATCTAAACAAAGCAATCCAAGAAATCAAAGCTAAATATGATAATAGATTATTAGGCAATCCTATTAATTTACAGAAAGTTATAGAATTTGAATATCAAATAACAATAGAATTAGAAGAATTAGAGAAACTATATCAAAGAGATGAAGATTATGAGAAAGAAACTAGAAGAATAGAGTATGAATGAAACTAAAAATTTATTGATATTATGCTTGGTAGGTATAATATTTATTGCTATCTTTATAGTCCAGCAAAACTATAAATTTAGAATCCAATGGAATAAGATAGCCAATAGGTATAATCTTATATGGGAAGAATATACTATAAATCAAGAGTATAAACAAAAGACAGTTAGATTAGGAAAAGTATTTAATATATTCAGATGGAACTTCCAAAAATAATAGAACATCTTAATCAATGGCAAACAGAAGGTTTAATTAAGATAACTAACTATGAAAATCTTACTATATCATTAAGACCTAAATTAAAAAAAGAAATAACAACAGAAATAGATGAGTGGATTGTAGAATGGTCTAAATTATGGAATGGTAAGAAATCTAATGGTTATTATTTAGCTAACCCACCTAAAGATAATGCTGAAAAGATGAAAGCTTATATGAAGGATCATCCTGATCATACAACAGATATTATAATGCAAGCAACTAAGAATTATCTTAATGAGAAAGCTAAAGAAGGTTATGCTTATACTAAAAAGAGTAATCTGTTTATCCATACTCAAGGACAAAGTTCTACATTATATGCTTATTGTTTAGCTGTTATTAATGGCGATGTTCAAGAATCTAAAGAAAGAGTTAAAGCAATATGAGTTTAAAAGAGAGGATAGCTGAAGGAATATCAGGTAAGTACGAAGGTCTGGCTAATGGTTTCAAGGATTTAAATAAATTTATATTTGGAGTTCAAAGAAAGTGTTATACTTTAATTGGTGGAGCTTCAGGTACTTTTAAAACTACATTATTAGATTATATAATTCTTAATGCAATGTTAGATGCTGATAAGAAAAATATACCTATAGATGTATTTTATTACTCATTTGAAATAGATAAAATATCTAAGATGTGTAACTGGACTGCTCAAATGGTTTATATGAAATATGGAGTAGTTATTAAACCAGAATCTATTAAAGGTTTAGGAGATAATAGATTAACTATTGATGAACAAGCTATGGTTGATGATGTTACTCCTGAAGTAGAAGAACTATTTAGTAGAATTAAGTTTACATTTCATCCTTTAAACCCTACTGGAATCTACAATGAAATCTTTAAATATTGTGAAACTCAAGGAGAACTGTTGTATGAGCCTTATACTGATGAGTTAGGACAAGAAAAACAGAAGATTGTAGGCTATAAACCTAAAGATAGTAGGTATATTATTGTAGCTGTAGATCATATCTACCTTGCAAAAAAAGAAAGAGGATTTACTACTAAAGAAAATATAGATAAATTAAGTGAATATTTAGTAGCTTTAAGAAATATATTTAGTATATCTCCTATAATCCTACAGCAGTACAATCAGGGATTGTCAGCAACTGACAGATTAAAGTTTAAAGGAGCTGATATTTCACCTCAACAGACTGATTTTAAAGACAGCACTAATCCATATCAGGACAGTGATGTAGCATTAGGTATAATGAATCCATATAAGATGGATATGGATACTTGTTTAGGTTATAATCTTGATATATTAGAAGATAGGTTTATAATGATTAAGATAATTAAAAATAGATTATCAAGAGATAATATAGCTAAAGGAGTAGTAGTACATCCAGAATCAGGTAGATTTGTAGAATTACCTAGTCCTAAAGAAATGAAAACACCAGCAGATTACAAGAAATATTTATAACAATTATGAAAACAACACTAAGTAAAATATGATAGAATTACCAACAGAAAGAAAAGCCCCAACAGTACTAGAACCCAAGAGATTAGTTATTATTTCTCATCCTAAAATTGGAAAAACAGCTTTAGCATCAGCATTACCTAAATCTTTAATATTAGACTTAGAAGGTGGTGCAGGATATTATGAGAACACTTGTATTGATGTTAAACAGCTTTGTATAGATAAATCTACACCTGAGAAGAAATATACTATGAGAACTGCTTTAAAAGACATTTCTGATACTATTAAAGCTAAAATAACTGCTGATAAAAAATCTCCTTATGATTTTCTAATTATAGATACTACAACAGTATTAGAAGAAATTGCAAGAGGTTACGCTACAGTTTTATATAAACAAACTCCACTAGGTAAAAATTTCTTAGGTACTGATGTAGTTTCAGATTTATCCAACGGGGCTGGCTATGATTGGTTAAGAAGGGCTTTCTTAGAAATTTATAAATGGTTTGATGGAACTTATAATAAATCTTTAATTTTATTAGGTCATATTAAAACTGCTTCTATTACTAAAGAAGGTAAAGATATAGCTGCTAGGGATATACAATTAACAGGTAAACTTAAAGGCATAGTAACTTCAGATGCAGATGCTATAGGTTTTATGTTTAGAAACAAAGAATCTAATCAAAATATCTTATCTTTTAAATCTTCTGAAACAGATTTAGCTACAGGTTCTAGGCAGCCTTATTTAACTGGTAGAGAGATAATTATATCAGAGTTAAAAGATGGTAAATTAGAAACACATTGGGAAGAAATTTACCCAAGTTTGAAAAATGAGAAAATATAGATTTTTTTATCATTATAATAAAAATTTAGGGCAAATGTCTATTCATTTTAGAAACAAATGTTATATTGTAGACAAGTTAATTTGTCATACTACTTGTGAAACAAAATGGAATAAAACTCAACCTAGATTAGTTATGCAAGGATTTGCAAGCCAAGTAATAATATCTGATAGAGATATAACTGATAATAAAATAGTAGGTAATATTATAGACTAAATAAAAATGAGTATAGAAACACTTAAAAAGAATTTATTAACAGCTTATAATAGTTGTAATAAAAGTAAAAAAGAGCATTTAATCAAATTTCATGGATTTAAAAACTCTTCAGAATTTTTAAGGTTTTTAAAAACTGAAAAACAATTAAAAAATAAATAACAACTAAAATTAAGAAAAATTATGGGATTTGAGAGTTCAGAGTACACAAAAACCTACTACGCAGGGCGTACAACACTTAGAGTGCTTGGTGTTAATCCAACAAAAAGTCAATTAGAAGAATGGGGTTTCAAACCTCAAGGAGATCCAAGTTACATTAATGGAGATAAAGCTAGAGCAGCATTTTATTTTAAAGATACTACTACTAACCTTATCTACAATACAGCATTCTTTGTAGAAAATGTAGATAGGAAATCTAATGCTGGTGATAAAACACAATGGATTAATAAAGCAGGTCAAACATGGTGGGGCGCAGATTCTACTCCTACTCAAGCATGGCAATCTACAGAAGGTGTTAGAGCAGCTAAAAAAGGTGAATCAGATTTAGTAGATTTTGTTAAAGTATGGTTATCAGCTTATAAAGAATGTCAATTTACTCCAGAAGAAATAGAAGCTATTTCTAAAGGTGATGTTACAGTTCTTAAAGCTATGGCTATTGAAAATACTACTAAATTTGTAGGTGCTTTAGTAGGTGTACAAAATGCAGGTGATGGTAAATATTATAACAAACTAGGTACTTTCTGTGGAGCTAAATCAACTCCTGAAAAATTCTCTGTAGGTTTTACTAAATTTATTGATGGTAATCCTAAAAATACAAATGAATATTACTTTGGTGTAATACCATTTGAATTAACAGAAATTACAGAACCAGAGAAATTACCATTTGGACAAGCTAGTAATCCTCAAGCTTTAATGCAAGAAAACGAACTATAATGTTTATAAGTATTGATAGTACAAAAGACTTTATTCTATCTAAGGTAACTGACTATCAAATATTTAAATATTATTTTCCAGATTATGAACCATGTTCAGGTTCAACTAATAGTCCATTAAGAGTAGATAATACCCCTTCCTTCACAATCTTTAGGACTAAGAAGGAGGGGTATTTATTCTACCATGATTTTAGTAGAAAAGATACTGGAGATTGTTTTACATTTGTACAGAAGTTATTATCTTATAGAAAAGGAGTTAAAATAAGCTATTCTCAGGCTTTAGATACAATCATTGAGGACTTTGATCTTATACAAAATAATAATGCAACAGAAAACTTTAAAAAGCCTAAAAAGCATATAATTACTAAAGATAAGAATACAAGTTCTAAATATTCAGTAGAAGTTAAGGTTAAAGAATATACTAAAGCAGATTTAAATTTCTGGGAAGAATATGGTATTACCTTACAAACTTTAAAGAAATTCCATGTATTTCCTGTTAGTATTATTTATATAAATGGAAATCCTATTTATTGTAATACAAGGACTTATGGATTCTTAGAAGCTAAGGATAAACAATATTCATGGAAAATATATCAACCTTTTAATACTGAACATAAATGGATTAATTCTAATGATAAATCTGTATGGCAATGTTGGACACAATTACCCCCTACAGGAGATTTATTAATAATAACTAAAAGTAGAAAGGATATAATGGCTTTATATGAAGCTGGTTATGTATCTACAGGTTTACAAAATGAAGGTATTATTCCTAAACCTCAAGTTATTGCAGAATTAAAACAAAGATTTAAACAAATAATACTATTGTATGATAATGATGAACAAGGTAAACTATCTTCTAAAAGTATCTCTGAAAAATATAATATACCAAGAATAGAAATTCCAGAAGGTATTTATGGTTCAGTAGGAGAAATGGTAAAAGATTACTCTGATTTAGTTAAAGCAATAGGAAAAGAAGAAAGTGAAATATTAATTAAAGAATTAATAAATAAAATATTATGGTAAAGAAAGAAGATTTTATAAAAGCTTATAATAAATATAATGGTAATATTCCTAAAATAGCTGAAAAGCTTAATATGTTACCTAATACAGCTTATAAAGCTAGGCAAAGGTATTTAGAAGCTAATAATCCTGTTAAAATAGTTAACAAAACAGAATCTGTTGTTAATAAGATTAGAGTTAAAGTAAATACTCAGATGTACCCTGAAGCTTTAACTAATTTTATTAAAGATATGCAGAAAGATGGTAAAACAATAACTTTAACTGTTAGTTAATGATTTTCATACCATATAATGTACCTTCTAGTAAGAATAACAGAAGGAATTTTGGAAAATTCTCACTCTTATCAAAAAATGCCCAAAATTATTTAGATATAACCAAAGCTATTTATAAAGACAAAAGAGCAGAATTTCTTCAGATGTTAGAAGGTAAAGAAAAACCATATCTATTAGGAATGCACTTTGTAAGAGGCTCTAAGCATAAAGCAGATTTTCAGAATCTAGTTCAATTGCCACTTGATATTATGCAAAAAGAAGGTATTAATTGGTTAGAAAATGATAGTGTTGAAGATTGTTTTCCAATACCCTTTGAAATAGATGGTAAGTTATGTAGTTATAATAAAGATAATCCAGGTGTTTATATTAAAGTGTTTAACAAAATGATTTTAGAAGAATAATTAAAAATAAATATATGGAAAAAATACCAACAGCAGAGGAATTTTTAAATAAGTATAAATTTAAATCAGGAGAACATATAGGAAATAGTGATTATGATTTAATGGCTCAATACGCTGTAGAATTTGCTAAACTTCATGTAAAAGCTGCTCTTGAAGCTGCCGCTGAAAATGCTAAAGCATTTCATCAATACCCTTGGACACATAATGACCCTTATGTAGATGTACATAGTGTAACAAGCGCTTACCCAGAATCTAATATAGTTTAATATGGGATTAAGTATAGCAGAGTATAGAGCATTACCTCATTTTTCATATAGTCAGATAAGTGCTTATATTAAAAGCCCTATACAATATAAAAAAGTTTATATTGATGGAGAAAAACAAGATTGGGGACATAAACCTGCAATGATTACTGGAGATTTAATTGACACAATTTTGACTGCTCCTGATACTTTTAAAGAGAGGTTTTTAGTTAGGGATTATCAAAAACCTTCAGGGCAATTATTAGAGTATGTAGAATTTTTAGTAGCTGCCTCTACAATAAAGTTAGAAGTGTCTGCTGAAGAATATGCTTTTAGAATGGTAGGTGCTAAAAAAAGAACTCTTGAATATTTTAAAGAGGAATTTGATAAATCTGGAAGAGATTACTATGAATTTAGAACTTCTGATATTACTTGGGTAACTCCTTTTGAATATGATAGGGCTTTATTAGTAGTTAATAAACTTGAAAGTAATCCTGAAACTGCTAAATTATTAGAAGGTACAGAAAGACAAAAAGCTTTTATTAAAGAAGATTGTTTTGGTGGTTATACTTTTAAAGGATTATTAGATATGTACAAAGTAGGTTGTGCTACTGATTTAAAGATTGTATCAGAAGAAAGTCCTAAGCAATTTGAGAGTAAGATTAAGATGTTTAATTATCATATTCAAAGCGCAGTTTATACAGAAATTACAGGAGAAAAGGATTTAAACTTTTTGGTAGTCAACCCAAATTATCCTGATTATCCTATGATATGGAAGTTATCTGAGAAAGATTTAGAATTTGGTAAACAAGAAATAATAAGATGTTTAAGAGAAATAGAGCAACGTGTAGAGAGTAATAACTGGTATTACCCTATAACAGGTATGTATGGGATTACCAATATTTTTGGTTAAAATGATAGACCTTAGAGAGGCAAATAGAAGTACAGTTTATTTATTACCCTTAGTAGGTAGGGGAGTAACCTATGATAAAATAAAACCTTATTATGTAAATACCTATTTGTCAGGTATTGAAGGTTTTAAAGTACATAATCCTTTGTATTTAGTATTGAATTATGAAGATACAGATGGTTATAATAATACAGAACAACTCTTAACCCAAAGTGTTTATTATGTAGATTACAAAGAGTTAAATGAAAAACAAACAGTATATGCTTTTGACATACCTGAAGAGCATTATACCAAGTTTTTAAATGGTAAGTATAGTGAGTTTACCCCTCAGTTTAAAGATTCTATTTTAACATTTTATAAACTTAACTTCCACCATCCTGATAACCTATTGTTATTGATTTTAAGGAAAGATAGATCCTTAAAGCATCTTCACATGAAGAACTTAGGATGTATTAAAGATGGTGGTTGTAAATGTGTTATAGATACATATCCTGAACAGGTTAAACAACATGGTACTACTAGTGTAACATATCATGTAGATGAATGTCCTTCTTATATTAAATGTAAGTATTATAAAGTACCTGTTAAGGAGAGTATTACAGATGATGCTGAATTAGATGATATTCCAGATTTTAATAAAGAAACTTATGAAAGCTGAGACTAAAGATAAATTAGGTTCATGGTATACTACATATCCTACTACATTTGATAAAATAGATAATATAGTTAAAGCTTTAGATTTTAAGAATATATGCCCTGCTCCTCAAGATATACTTAATTGTTTTTATAAGTGTAAATATGAGAATTTAAGAGTAATTTTTGTTGGACAGGATCCATACAGTACTTCTTTTAATTTTAGCTTTAAGAATTATCTCCACGCAAATGGTTTAGCCTTCTCTGTTGTACATGAATGCCAAGTTTTACCCCCTTCTTTACAGAAAATAGAAGAACAGGTTTTAGACCAAGGTTATATATTTTTAGATAAAACTCTGGAAAGTTGGGCAGAACAAGGTGTTTTACTATTAAATAGTTCATTAACTACAGAGAAAAATACCCCAGCAGTTCATATTAATGTTTGGAAACCTTTTATTGAAGAGTTATTAAAAGAAGTTACTATCAATAATCCAGGGTTACCTATAGCATTAATAGGAAAGTATGCTCAAGGTTTTGAATCTGTTTTAAGTAGTAATTCTCATATTTTTAAAGTAGAACATCCAGCAGCAGCAAGTTATAATAACAGAACTTGGAACAGCGATGGAATTTTCTTGAAAATTAACGGTATTTTACATAAAAATAATGGAGAAACTATTAGTTGGTAATAAGTTAAGCAGTATATTTGTAAAAAATTAAAAATCTATGGTAAACCAACTAAAAGAATATCCAGAAACTTATGCTAAATTCAATGAATTTTGTTTAGTAGATGAAGACAGTACTTATTTTCTTACAGAAGTACAAACATTTTTAGAGAATGAAGGCTTCTTATTTAGCTTTAATAGAGCTGTCTTTAATGTAATTAAGCAAGAGAATGTTCCAATGCACTCAGCCACCTTTAAAATGAGATTTAAGACTACTTCTAAAGTAGAAGATGTTAAAGTTATGAATGCAATTGATGAATATTTTATGGATAAAGAAAATCTATTTATAAGCTGTTTTGAAATATTAGAATATTAAACTATGGGATTAAGTATAGTATCAATTAAAAGAAGTGAAGTAGAAGGTAAAAATGAATTTGAAGAGTATATTCCTTTAATGGAAGCTTTAGGTTGTAGCCCTAAAGATTACAAAGACCATTATAATCCTTATAATAAAAGTATAGTAACTGATTTAGAGGAAGCTATTAAAAATTCTAAAGATTATCCTAAAGACTTTTCTTTAACAGAAGAACAAGAAAAACAAATTCCAGAATTAGAAAAAATCATAGCTGTATGTAAAAATTGGGATTTGTATTTTTGTATTTATTAGAATATTAAATTATGAATCATTGGGTATATGCAGGTTTAGATAAAAGAAAGAAAGCTATACCTGTTAGTGAATTAGGGAAAATAGAAACTATATTAAATCTATCTAAAGAGCTTTTTAATGTAAGAAAAAGAAATAAAAATGCAATAGCTCCAGAAAGGTATATAGGTCTATTAGTAGCTAAAGAATTATTAAATTATGAAAATACTAATATTTTAGCTAAAAATGTTGAAGGTTGGTATGATTTTCCTAAAAGAAGTGGAATATTAACTTGTTTAAGGAATTATTCAGAATTATTAAAAGTAAACAAAAATTTTAGAGAAAAATATTACAAACTTCTTGAATTAAGTAAAGAAAAATTAAAAATAAACAATTAATATAAACAACAAAAACAATTAAAAATGCGTAAAATTAAATTTCTACCTGATACAGGTAACATTATTACCCTTGAAGCTGCTGAAGAATTAACAGTAGGTCAATTTATTGAAGCTCTTCAAGAAAAAGGCGGTCAGTTTGATCTATCTAAAAATTTATTAACTGAAAAGAAATCTAAAGCTTCTTTTCTAACTTCAGATTCAGTATTACCAGCAGGTGATATTTCTTTGTTTAGTACTATTAAAGATCCTAAAGGTAATGCTCCTACTTCAAGATCTGATGTTTATGAAGCTATTAAAGATTTGAAAGCTGCTTATGGTGATTATGTTAAAACTCATTTTGGTAACTACACTCAAGTAGCTACTGATACGTTATTACAATTACTAAAAACCTTTAGTAAATCAGAAGCTCGTAAATCTTTAAGCAAAGGTAATGCTAAAACTACTAAAACTGTAGCTAAAAAAGCAGTAACTAAAACTACTGCTTCTAAAGAAGATTTAGAACTTAGGGCAGCACAAAAATCATTTACTCCTAAAATCTACAGGAATCGTTAATAACTTTTGATTGTTTGTTTAATTAAGGGCTATCTATAATGGGTAGCCCTTTTATATTTAAATTATGGATAATAAAGAGATATTAAGAAACATAGTATTAGAAGATGAAATAACAAATATTTCTTTTAATGAAAATACATTTACTATATACTTTGGAGATGTAGAAAATACTGATAAAGAAGGACATATTTCTTTATTATTAGAAACTTATATAGAAATACCTTATGATTTTACAGCAAATAACCTTAAATTACATAGAGGTATAGTAGATATATTAGAGTGTAATCCTAATGATAACAATGAATACTCAGGATTTGTACATTATAATGGCTATAGTTTTTGTTATGGGGGGTGTGGAGTAGATCATACTTGTAATATTATAAGAGCAGATGGATTAACTTCTGATTTATTTAATAAATTGATAATTCAATTTCAGAATTATCTATCTCATAGTTCCCATAATACTATAGGAACTTCTTGGAGAAAGATAGAATTTACTTCCAATACAACTGTAACAAATACTGTAGATAAATTTATTACTATAGATGGATTAAAAATTCCTCAAATTATAAAGAAAACTACTACTAATACTGTACTTGATAAATTAGTATATACAGAACCCTATGAATTTATCAAAGAAGTACCAAGTAAAAAGTTTACATATAATAATGAGATTATAACTCCTAAAATAGTAAAACATAAAATAGAAGGTATTATACAAGATACACACCAATATATAGGAGTAGATGTTAGGCAAATATTAAAAAATATAAAACAAAAAACAATTCAAAAATATAAAGATGAAATTAATCTTAAACCAAAATATACTACAGAAAATTTCTTACATAAACTCACAGATAAGTACAGTAGAGTGGATGGGAGTTTTTATATATAAAACTAAAGGGAGTTTTCCTAATAATTTTATAATGGAAGCTGTAGATGTTTTATTAATGGCTAAAGGTAGTGCAGCAGAAGTAGGTTATGTTACTGATGTAAGTTTAATGTCTGATTTATGTGATTTAGGCTTAGAAGAATATTCAAGAGGGTTAATACATTCTCACGTCAATATGGCAACAAATCCTTCAGGTACAGATATTAAAGAATTAGAATCAGCAGCTTCTACAGGGCCTTATTACTTATCAGTAATAGTTAACAATAGAATGGAAGTTAATGCTTTAGTAGGTATTAAAACAGTTGTTAAAGGTACTGTAAAATCTACTATTAAAAATCTATTTGGTAAATTAGTAAATACAGGTAGTAAAGTAGTAGAATATGAAGATTATGAAATAATTAATTGTGAAGTAGTTAAACAGGATTATGACTTACCTAAATATATGGTAGAAGTTAATGAAAGATTAGCTAAAATACAAGATTATAATACTGCTGCTCATAGTAAAAGATCTGGTTATATTAAATCTGAAAAAGCCAAAGAGAAATACAGACAAAATCAAGCTATAAATCAAAGGGGTTCTCAAGCTCAACTATTTGATGATTGGCCTCAAATGGGAGGAGAATCTCCTTTAATGTTACAACCTGATGATATTGGAGATCCATTTGAAGGATTTATTAAAGAAGCTTTAGAAATGTATTCAAGATATGCTGATAATACTCTAAAACTAGCTAAAGATACAGCATTTAGTATTAGCAATGATCCTTATAACTATGGTATTCCTAATTCTAGTTTTATAGAGTATCTTAAAAAGAATCCTTACATTAGTGTAGGATATACAGCAGGTATATTAGCTGAATTAGTAGGAGAGGAGGTAGTTAATGGAGGTTAAAACTAATAGAATTGAAGGAGCTGTTTGGCATAAAGCCATTCAAAAACAAACTACTACTATTGTAGGATTAGGTGCTACAGGGAGTTTTGTTAGCTTATTATTAGCAAGAGCAGGAATTAATCATTTAAGATTAGTAGATTTTGACTACTATGAAATTCATAACTTAGGATCTCAATTGGCTGATTATCAAGACATTGGAGAAAATAAAGCTCGAGCTACTGCTAATAAATTAGCATTATTTTCATCAGCTACTACTGTTTCTGTTTATAATGATAGAATTGAAAATAAATCAGGGTTACTAACCCCTAATTATTCTAATATAGTTATTTCAGCTTTAGATAGTATGTCAGGTAGAAAATACATATTTGAAACTATGAAAAGTAATAATTACAGAGGTCAATTATTATTAGATAGTAGAATAGGTGCTGAATATCTTGAAGTTTATTGTATACCTATGAATAATCAAGATTATGTAGATAGGTATGCTGAAACTTTATTTTCTGATGAACAAGGTAATACTGGAGCTTGTAATTATCAACAATCTTCTCATTCAGCTTGTATGGCAGCTTGTGAGATGGTAAAACTTGTAACTAATTGGGTTACTAATAAATTAATGGAGGATGATGATATTCCTTTTAAAATTACTCACGATTTAAGAACAAATAACTATGGAGTTCATTATTAGAGAACATCAACCATTTACATCAGTAGGTAATCCTGTAGAAATACATATTTTAAATAGTATGACAGGATGGATGTCAGAAAAATTTAGATTAAAAATTCTTAGGTATATAGCTAATGGTTTAAATGGTAAAACTGAAATAGATGGTGTTACTGTATTATACCATAACTATAATTTTTACAATATTAACAAACAGCTAATAGGTTCTTATTGTAATCTTAATCCTGTATTACTAGAAACTATATCTGTTAGTAATGTATCAAATGATAGAATTTATATATTATCTAAAGATTATTTTAATCAAAAATTTGCTATTAAATTAAGTAAACAATCAGGTAAAGAAGTATTATTAGTATCTCATACATTATTTACTAATTGGTGTAATTCTCCTGTTAATCTTAGAGTAAGTCAAAGTATGGCTAATAGGATTATAGAAGAATATCTAATGTCTAGTTTTGGTATTCAAAGGATAGATAACCCAGATGTTACTAATATAGTTACTGATACTGCTGATGTAGGTTTAACTAATAATGGTGAAGGGTTATTAGCACAGGTATTAAATGGTACTACTACAGTACCTTATAATCCTGCTGGTACTGATTTAAATGCTATTTTAACTATTGCTACAGAATTAGGAATTGCTGATACTAATCATGTTAGAGAAGCTATTAATGATGCAGCTAATGGTAGAGATGAACTTCAAACAGAAACAGAAACTACTACTCATATTGATCAGATATTAGAAGATGTTACTGAAGAAGATAGGAATGATCATCCATTTTAATTATTAACTTAGAGGGAGCTAACAACTCCCTCTTTTTAAATTTATAGATATGAAATTAGATGCTATTGAAAACATTAGGCATTTATTTGGTAAAAATATTACTGTTTCAAGGATAAGTGATATAGCTAAGTATATAGGAGTAGGGGATTTTACTCATGTAGCTAAATTCCAATATAAAGATATTGTATTTTACAGAGCTAGTATTAGAAGATTTAATTGGGCTAAATACTTTGATATTGAAAGAGAAGCTGCTATTGCTGTAGATAAGAAATTAATAGAAAAAGGAGAAGAACCTGTTAATATATTAAAGAAAAAATGCAGTTAATAAAACAAAAAACTAAAACACTTATTACACGGGATAATGGAAGATCAGCAGATGCTATTACTCCTAATTTTGTATACGGGTGTTTAGGAGGTTGTATGAAAAGTTACTGTTATGTAGGAAGATTTAATAATGATAAAGTTTACTTAAATGAAAATACAGAAGCTATAATGAAATCTGTATTAGAATGGGTTAAAGATAAACCTTGGCCTAAAATACCTAATCAAACTGATAATCAATATTATACATTTGACATTGGCTGCTCTACTGATGTTCCTTTGCTAAGTAAACATTATGACTGGCAAAAAGTATTTAATTATTTTAATTCTTTTGAGAAAATAAAAAGTACATTTGCTACTAAATATCCTACAAAGTTTGATGTTACTAAATATACTTTAAATAAAGAAAAGAATAGAATTAGAGTAAGTTTAATGCCTCAAAAATATAGTAATGTACTAGAACCTAATACAGATTTAATAGAAGATAGAATTAATTGTATACCTAAATTACAAGAACATTTAGAAGTGCATATTAACTTTAGTCCTATAATTTATGAAGAAGGTTGGTTAGAAAAATATGAAAGTTTATTTAAGACTTTAAAAGAAAAGAATATTGATGTACCTTGTGAATGTATATTTTTAACTTACAATATTACTTCTTATACTAATAATTCTGAAGAAGTAAATAAGTTATGTTGGAAACCAGATATACAAGAATCTAAAAACTCAACTTATGCTGATAATAATATAAGATATAAATATCAAATTAAAGCTAAGATGATACAAGATTTTAAAGAACTTTATGCTAAATATTTTAATATTAATAATATAAGATATATATTTTAAATGAGTAAATACAAAATAACATTAGACCATACTCCAGAAATTGAAGTTAAAACATATTCAGGGGAAGTAGAAATAGATGGTAATAAATTTCATTTCTATTTAACAGATAATGATAATGGTTCTGACCATGATGTAGATTTTATGGGTTCTGATATAGATAGTGAATTATTAGAACATGAAATACAAGAACTTAAAGTATTAATCAGAAATAAGTATCAGAATGAATTTTAAAGAATTTATAGAAAAATATAAACCTATTATTATTGATAGTCAATTAACTGGATATAAATGTTTTTTAGCTTCTAAATGGCCTGATACTAGGATTATGTTAAAGAAAGAAAATACACATATTTGGTCAGTTTTAAAGGAAGAAGGTAAGATTATACTTAAAAATGACTTGCATTTTAAAGGACTTTTAGGTAATATTGTAACAGAAATTCCTTTTGAAGATAAAAACTTAATAATAGAAATAGAATGAAAAACTTAATAATATTAATTGTAACAACACTTTTTCTACAATCTTGTAGAATCTGTTGTAATGGTAATCCAAAGCTAACTACAAGGTATATGAATACTTGTATAGACTCTATAGCACCTAACATTGAAGTACCAGAGATTAAATCTATTACAGATGTAGTTGGAAAAGAAGTGTCTAAATTAGATGATGGTGTGTACATTGTTATATTAAGTAATAATGAACGGGTGAAAATTATAAACTAATGGAAACTAAAGAACAATTAATTAAAAATAAAAATATAATTATTCCTGCTTTAAGAGATTGGGCATTAACTTTTGATGGAGAACTTGATGAAGAAGGTGAAAAAACAGATAAAACTTACAATTATATTACATATTTAGCCAATAATTTAGAAAAAGAACAGTTAACTGAACAAGATGTTAAAGAAATTTACTTCCATATTTGGCAAATTGAGCAGGGAGACATAAAATTAAACTTAATATGAAAAAACTTATAATACTAGATTATAGTACAGGAATTGCTCATTTATACTTATATAGTGAGGAAGTTTGGCCTGATGGAAGTAATTTAGATAAACTTATAGAAGCTTTTGGGCATAATTTAGAAAACTGTGAGTACATGTCTACAGATAAAGATTTAATAATTCATTAACATGAAAACTTTTGCAATAATATTTTTAGTAACATTTGTAATAATTACTATAATAGCTGTAGCAGTATATGAAGATAGAGATAATTATAATTAAATTATGAGATACTATTGTGATAATAAAAGACATTTAGTTTGTGTTCCTTATTCTATTGAGAACCTTCATAAGATGGCTGAAGATTTGAAAATCTCTAAGTCTTGGTATCATTCAGGTAGAAAACCTCATTATGATATACCTAAATTAAGAATAAAAGAAATACAAGCTAAATGCACTATTATAGACTCCAGAGAACTTGTTCATATTATAAAATCAGAAATTTTATTAAACACTAAAGTGTTTATGTTAAAGTCAGAAGAATTAGGTAATTATAAATTTAAAGTAAAAATATCTAATAACTTTGCTTCCTCAGAGTTTTCTATACATGATATGATAAGTGGGTATTTAGAAAATGAATGGTCTGATACTACATGGATAATAAGAGATATACTAGAAAATAATTATATTATAGTTTCTCCCACTCATATAAAATATAAACTACCTAATTATTTTAAACATACTATATCACCTTGGTATATACAAAAATATTATTAAATGAAATGGATAGACATTAGTAAAGAAAAACCACAAGAAGGTGTAAAGTACTTTTTTAAGATTTACTATGGTAATAATGCAGAAGAAAAACTTGTAGGTTATTATTATAATAAAAAAGGTAAGGAGTATTTTTCAGAAGCTTTTGATGGAGAAACTTATAGCTTGGAAGAACTTACAGAATGTTATTGGTTAAAAGAAGAAGAGCATGGATAAACAAGTAGCTAAATTCTTTTATGAATTAGGTAAAATAGATAGACTAGCAGAAATAGAAAATAGAGCTACAAATACTTTAGAAAGTAGAATTGAAGAATATTACTTTCATTTTGGTAATAAAAAAGAATCTAAAGAACTAGATTGGCAACTACTAGAAGAAAGGTTCTGCAAAGAATGGAATAAAAGAATATTTGCTAATAATAGAATGCAGTATTGGGAAATAAACCAATGGTATAAAGATAATGTATAATGGAAAAGTTTGAAATGATAATTAAAGATGGTAAGTGGCAGAAGTTTTGGAACTATGTTTCTGAACCTAAAGCATATTGGAATGACCAAGGGAATTTACCACAAGTTATTTGTTATTTTGGTGCTGAACCTGAATACTTTAAACTATCTGAAGTAGATTTTATTAAAATGGATTCTATTAAAGGTGGATTTCCTATACTAATGCTGGGTATTAAAGGTACTAATGAATTTAGGGATTTAAGAATGTGTTATGCAGCTAAAATAGTTGAAGATGTTTAGAAAAAAGAAAAAAAATACATTTTATATGTATTTTAGTAGTAATGTTTTTCAACATAATGATATTATTACTAATGGTAATGGTAGAACAATGAGAATTATTTATCCTTGGTATAAAAGGTTGTGGCACGCTATAATTAACCATAATCCCAATAAACACAAAGTAGAAGTTATTAAAGATGGGGAATAGTTATCAAAATAAGAAAAGAAAGAGGAATTTAGCTAAGAAGGCTAAATTTAGAAAAACTCTAACTTATAGTATATTTAGAGTTTATAATATTACAAATTCTACTAAATTTAAAAATGCTGTAAGAAATATTACTATAGATGCTTTCATATTTGGTAGAACTAAACCTTTAGAAGAGTATTATAAAATTAAAAAGAGGAGTTTATAGCTCCTCTTTTTATTATCTAGTCTCATAAGTCTTAGACTTAGCTTGTTCTGTTAATTCTAATAACTCATCAATACCTGAGTATCCATTTATCCATTGTGCTGAATAATGGAATTGATTAGCTTTATCTCTAGGATTATTCTCCCCTACTGAAAAATCCCTTATTTCATCTGCTGTATTAGACAATGTATTAGTAGCTTGATCTAATACTCCAATTAGAGGTAAAGGGTTCTTTAAAAGCCTTGTAAACTCTGATGGGGTATAAACAAAACCTACCTCTGCTAATGATTTATTTAAGAACCTATAAGTATTTCTAAGAGCTATATTTTGTTTATAATAAGGTTCATCATCATCTCCTTCTAATCCTAAAGCAAATATAGCAGTTAAAAGACCTATAATAACCCTTAAATCTCTGAGAGCATAGCCTATTTGCTTTCTTTTAATTTCCATGTAATCTTCAAAAGATGTTAATTCAGCAGCTTCAGGATTCTTATTAGCCCATTGTTCATATTTATATCTAGCTATTTCTTCATTAACCCTATTTTTATTCCAATAACCAAATGTTATTAAATCTCCTATTAGATTACCTATTTTAGGTAATACAGTAGTAGTTATATATTCAGATATAGTTTTAGATTGATCTTTGTAAAATTCTTCAACTAAAGCTCTATGAGTACCTATATCTAAGTAATCTAAAGATTCATTATATCTTGTAGCACCAAATCTCTCTTGTAAAATACCTGGCATCCATGTTTTAAATGTCATTAAAGATTTTAACAGGATATTACTTTGATAAGCAGCTACATCATCTTGGGACATAGTACCATAAGATTTTCTTACAAATTCTTTAATAGCCTCTCTTAATTGATTAAGTTTATTATAATAATTTTCAGAACCTTGTTTAAATTCACCTTCAGTTATCAAATCATAGGCTGATTTTGCTCCTTCTGGTAAATTTTTTAAGCTACGCAGTTTCCCTTTATCATCAAATCCATATCTTTTAGCTACCATAATAGCATTAGTACCTGATAACCATTTCTCACCTTGAGCAAAGAATATTAGGAATGTGTGAGAACTAAATACTTTATTTAATACATTCTGAGAAGCTAATTGAGCTTTTAAATCATTTTGATTATCTGTATAAGGATTTACTTGGATAAGAAAATCTGTAACTTTCTTATCTCTTGACCAAAATTCTTTTTCAGCTTCATAGAAATCAAATCCTAGTTTCTTAGCCATATTAGTAGAAGCCCATTTACCTGCTATAGCTGATACTGCTGCTGGTATTACTTTAAAACCAAGCCTCATTTGGATATTCTTGTTATTAGCTGTATTAATAAACTTAGTTAGCCCTTTACCTAATTTCTTAGTTACTGAAGGATCTAATTGTATTCCATATACTTTCTTATTAACAGCAGTAGTAAATATCTCTATAGCTCTTATTTTAGAGCTATTATTAGCATCTACAATAGGTTCTCCAGTAGGAGATTTAACAATCCTACCTAAAGCATCTGTTACCTCAAAATTATCAGCTAATTGTAAACCTACTTTTAATATTTCAATATCAGCCTCAACAGCCTGCATATTCTTAAAGTTATATACCATATTAGCAAATAGCATATAATCTTTAATTAAATCCTGACTTCTATCTGAATAGTTTATCTCTCCACTTTTATTTCTAAAAGGATTAATAAAATACTTAGGGATATGATGTCTAACTTCTTTTGTAGAAGGATCTATATCTCCAAATATAGTATCACCTTGCCTTACAGCAGCTAAGTAAGTAAATTCATCTTTTAAAGCTTGGGTAGGATCCTCTCTCATTTTATCTAAGAAAGTCTTTCTAATCCAAGGATAAAAGTTACCTTTAATATCTAAATCTAAATATTCTTTAGATTTCTGATTAAAATCTAATAGATAATTATAAAGAGGTAATAATGCAGTACCATCTATCTTTTGATAAGCTTCTGAAGTATATTTAGCATAAGCTTCTTGGTTAGGTTGATAGTACCTTGATCTTAATTCATTAGTTTTAGCAGCTTCAAGATTATTCTCCTCTTCCCATTCTTCCATATATTGCTTAAATAAAGATTCTGCTTTAGAAGGATCTATTTCTCTAATAGGAGAAATATAATTTTCTAAGGACACTTCCCTATTTTTTTTTAATTCAGCGTACTTCTGTCTGGCATTAGGTTTTAATTCAAAATAGCTATTTATGAAATCTACATTGTTCTTATTAGCTTCTTGGTAAAATTCAGGAGATAGTCTTGTTATAAAATCCCCTTTATCATTTTTTAATAAATCTATATTTAATCCTTGTTTTTTAACCTCATTGTAAAGCTCTGTAAGCTTATTATTAAAGATTAAAACTTCATCAAAAGTTTTCTGTTGTTGTTGATTTAATATTCTATCTAAAGCTGTTAAATGAGGTACTCCTACATTTCTAAGAGGTACAAAATTATCTAATACTGAGTTACTAGGAAGAATTTTAGGAGTTAAAACATGGTTATCTTCCATTAATTGGGAATTAATAGATTCAAATTGAGCTTCAATCTGCTCTAAATAAGTTATAATATCATCTTTAAGAGAAGCTATATTCTTTTTAAATTCTTCTTTTTGTTCAGAATCTTCAGCTTTTTCTAATATATATTTAGTTTCTTCTTTAATTATTTTATCAAAAGCTTTTAATTCTGTATAATAGTTTTGTAAATCTGTTTTAGATAGGTTATTAATATCTTTTAATCCACCTAAACTTAGCCTTACAGCATCTATTAAATTCTTTAAACCTTTATCTTTCATAGTATCTTCAATAGATTTCTCTAATTCATCTACTAAGAGTTTCATTCTTTCATGCTCTTTAGAACCTTTTTTTAGCTGCGCTAGTTTAGTTTCTCTATCTTTCTTTAATTGTATCTTAATTCTTAAAGCTTCATTTCTTGCTTTACTATCTGAATATTCAAAATGTCCATGAATAGTATCTAAGTGAGAACTAAATTCTTTAGGCACACTATAAGCAGTTTGTATATTTTTACCACCACCTATAATCATAATAGGAATAGTCCTAGCTTGCCTGTAATTTTCAATCTTAGTTTGATTAGTTAAAGCTTGGGCATAAGAATCTATACCTAATTTAGCAGCTATTTTTCTTTTTCCAGAAATACCATCTCTAATAGGAACTAATTGATTATTATAACCTTTAGTATTTAATTGATTCGCATTATAGGTTATAAAGTCAAATATAGCTCCTGTACCATCAGAATATTGAGCTACAAGATTAATTGTACCTGCTATATCTGAAAGGTTATCTACAACAATCTGATCAGCTTTAATTAAAGCTTTTTTAGTACTATCTATATCATTTTGTTGTTTAATAATAACATCTATAGTATTCTTAGATAACTCATATAATTTATCATAAATATTAGAACTAAATTTTTTAGTTATAAGCTCTTTAACAGGTTCTATATCTAAAGTATTACCTTCATAGTTTCCTATAAGTACATTGTTAATCAAACCTATAGCTCTGTTAAGCTCATAAGCAGTTTCCTTAGTTGTACTTTGTTTCTTACCAGTATAATTATTAACTATCTGGCTAACCCTTCTGGCATTTAGCTTAGTATCTGTACCTGAAAGAACATAATCCTGCCCATTGTTAACTATGTTAGCATTAACAACTTCAAAATATTTTTCAGTAAACTCCTGATTAGCCTTAGTAGGTAATTGAAGAATAGTGTTTTTAGATGCCTTATAATTAGCAATTACATTATAAGCTCTTTCTTTATCTTTAGGATCTATTATACAACTCATAGCTATTTGCAGGTAGAGTCTATAGACCCTTTATTAATAGTTTGTAATAGTGTTATTTGTTGGTCTTTATTTAACCAATCTAAATTATTGTAATCTTCTTTAAAAGAATTTAAAGCATCTTCATAAGTAGGATATATTTCTCCTGCTACTTCAAACTGATTTTCTCCTAATTGGTTAATACTATTACCTACAGTAGTTACAGGTAAATCTATTTCTACACTATAATTATTAGCAAAATCTTTAGTAACAGTAAATACTTCAGGAAATGCAGATTCTAAGTTTTTCATAGTATCTACATTAACCTGTAATTTCCTAGTATTATAAGCTTTCTTTTCTTCTTTATCAAACTCAATACCTCTGGTTATAGTATATTTACCTGTTTTATTAAATACAGGTTCATATTTATGAATTATACCTACTAGGTTATCTAGTACTTCTTGTAAAGTAGTTCCATTATTAATAAGTTCTGCAACTTGTTTAGCTTGATTATTAGCTTTAACCTGCATATATTTAGAATACTCAGTAATAGTTGGATAAACATAGTTAATACTATCTTTACCTGTTCTAAACTTAGTATAAGCTATAACTCCATCTTCTGCTACTTTAGTACCAGCCCATAAAGCTAAACTTCTAAACAATGGTAATCCTTTATTTACACAACTCATTATAAACAGTCTTTAACAAATGTAGTAAAATCTTCTGAATCTATAGTAGTATCTTGTTGAGCAGCTCTTTGTTTTAAATGATCTATAAGAGCTTCATCATTAACATAGTTAGTAGCTATTTCAGGTTTATTAGCCTTAATCCAATCTAAAGTTTCAGTAACTTTTTGCATATCTACTTCTAAAACAGGTTTAGCTGCTACAGCAGTTATCTCAGAATCTAAAGTAGATTTATTATTAGTAGAAATCATTACTAACCTATTAGAAGGTCTTGAAACTGCTACATATAAGCTTTTGTTCTTATTAACTGTAGAACCACCATTAGTAGAACCTAGTATATTATCTTCAAAAACATATACATTATTATAAGTAGAACCTTGAGCTTTATGAGAGGTTATAGCATACCCATATTGAAGATTAGCAAAATTAGCTTTTAAAGCAAATGCTAATTGTTTATCAGTTTGGAATAAACTAGCCACATCTTTATTAAATTTCTCTTTACTACTTTCTGCAATAGCTAGTATTTTTACTCCGTAAGCTACCATTTTTAAATCTGGTAGTATTTCACCTTCTTCATTTAATAACTCTAATTCTACTACATTATAGTTAAAATTAAAAGATCTACTGCCCATTTTAGCTGAGAATACACTAATACTTCCTGTAAAGTTATTTATGGCTTTTAAAGAATGTATTATGTAATCATCAGAATTATATATTACAGGTACAGGAACTCCTCCTAAATCTGTAGTATATGTATCATAAGCAGTTATAAATTCTCCAACATTAAATTGGTTTTTAGCTTTTTCTCCCCAAAGTTTCTCTCTAATCTTAACATTAAGGTTTTTAACACTTAAAGGAGAACTATGGTTCTCATTATTAAATGTCACAGCTTTAACATACTCAGGGTTATTATTAGCTTCTTTAATATCTTTAACCATACTATCTAAAGCTTCATCTACATTATTAGTAAATAGTAATGTAGATTGGCTAATAGGATCTATTTTATTAAATCTAAAACCTTCAGGTATAGCTATTAATTTAGGAGTTTTACTCTCTATATTTCTAGCTACTAAAGTTCCAGCACCTATAATAGGGCTATTAGCAGCTTGTCTCATTTTTTCAACTAAAGTATATTGATTTTTAATATCAAATACAGGACTATCTACATCCTCACCTACAGGAGGTAATTGTGCATTATCTCCCATAAATATAACTTTAGCTGAAGGTTTTTTAAGCTCCATAATTTCTTTATAAATATTTGGAGAAATCATTGAAGCCTCATCTACTATAATTAAATCTAATTGTTTAATAGGTACTTTACCTTGCTGTCTAGCATATAAATCTGGAGTAAACTCTCCTGTAGATTCATTAAGTTTAATAGCTAGTGCTGATGCTACAGTAAAAGCATTCTTTTTACCTATAGATTTACCTAAAACTTTTTTAGCTTTATGTGCAACAGTAATACCTCCTATTCTACCAGTATAACCTTCAATAGTTTTTTTGATAATAGTAGTTTTACCTGTACCACCTCTACCTATTAGAGTAAATTCTGTAGCAGGAGATCTTAAAAACCCATCTAATAAATCAAGAGCTTGTTGTTGCCCTTCATTAGCAAAAACTCCTGGGAATAATTCATATTTATTCTTTTTAACTCCTTCCATATTTGTTGAAGGTAAAGTTACATAATTTTCACCTTCTATAATAGGAGTATAAGCATGATAGTAATATTTATCTCCAATAGCTCCTGTAGGTAAGTATTGTTTACCTTGGAATGGGAAGAATACTCCATCTATGACAGCATGAGACCTTGTTAGTAAGTATACTTCTTTCTTACTATTACCTACTAATATTATAGGGCCTTTTTGATATATCTTATCACTATCTAAAGGTTGTCCTGCTTGATAACCATCTCTTGAAACATATTTTCTTAATCTTTTTTCTACTATACCATTTTGTTGTAGAAACTGTTCTACAAATTTATGAGGTATTACAGGTTCCATATTCTTTAAAGCCTGTAAAGACATATCTATATATTCCTTTGGTAGTAACTTCTGATAACTAATAGGGCTATCAGAAATACCTGATTGTAACAATTGAGCTATAATAAGTTTCTTAGCAAAAGGTTGAGTTACAGGATTATCATATAATTCCTTAAATCCTTCTGCTAATATTTCTTGTTGTACAGGGTTAACCCTTTGAGATACTAATTTAATATTATAAGTACTTCTAGGTTTAATATCCCCTTTGTCTTTACCTTCTTCTGGTAATAGAGGTATCATTTCCTGTAAGAATTTATTATCAGGAAACTTATCTTTTAAATCTAATAACTCAGTCATTAACTCACTAGTTCTTAGTATACTAGAGTATTCACTTAAAGTTTTACCTGAATCTAAAGGAGATGTTATTAATCCAAAAGTTGCTAACTCCCTATCAGCTCTTTCTAATATAGTAGTTAAGTTATTAGCTCCTGAGAACCTATATAAATCATAGATAATATCCATAATTTCAGGCCCTCTAAGGTATTTATCAAAACTCACAAACTGCATACCTGAAGACCAAATCTTATCAGCTTCCATAGCAGTATTTTTAAGTTCTTTTAATAGGGTATCTTCAAATAGGTTAGGTAAGTTTTTAAAAGATTTATCTTCTAAAACATCATAATACATCTTTCTTTTAATCCAAGAATCTACAAGTGTTTTACCAGCTTGTTTAGTATCTTGATTAGAAACCTGTTGTATCTTATTTAATTGAGAACCTGCTCTATTATATAACTCAAAGCTGTATAGTACCTGAACTTGTTGTTTTAACTCATCTAAAGACATAGTATTCATATCTTTAGACATATTATCTTTAAGTTCTGCTTTAGTTATGTAGTTAACAAGAGTTTTTCCTTCTTTAAGTTCATCATAGTATTCAGCTAAATCTAATGCTTCACCATCTTCTATTTCTTGCTGAGTAAGATCTACTTCACTTCTAAGCTTAGACATCTTAGATATTAAACTATTTATTATTTTATAACCTTTCTCTTTACCTTTAAAGTTTAAGATTGAGTTATTTTTATCTAGTAAACTAGTATATTCTCTAATTATAGGTTGGTTAAGAAAGTAAATAACCTCATCAAGAGGTATTCTCTGTCTTAATAATATATTAACTACACCAAAAGTATTAAAACTTACATTAGTGTAAGTAATATAATCATTACCTATTTTAGAAACATCTACAGCAGCAGATATAAATTGTTTTAATATAGCTGAAATCTTTTGTTTATTATCTATATCATATACTGAATCCATAGGATATTCAGATAGTTTTTGTATACTATCAAAATATAGTGTATATTCTGGACTATAGTATGATATATCTGCTTGTTGAAATAGAGCATGTGAAGTTGTAGCTAGTGCAGCAGGGCCTACTAATTGTTTAAACTTCAATAGTTTATTTCTAGTAGCTACTATCATCATAGGAGATAATATCTTAGTATACTCATAAGATTTAATGCCCCCTAAACTTTGTCCAGTAGCGGCTATTACTTCTAAAGCTACTTTCTTTAAATCATCAGTACTATCTGAAGTTAATAGGTTTTCTTTAGCTTCTTCTGAAGTAACTACTTGAGCTATAATATCTATAACCTCATTCTCAGCTATATACTGATCATAATTTCTTAAAAGATTATTTTGTTCTTTTAGCTGAAACAATAATTTCTGGATTACAGGATTATTATCCATTTCCTTAAATTTATCTTCAGCATATTTAATATTTTCTAAAGAAACTTCATCATCTTCTACTTGCTCATCTAAAAACTCTTTGTAATCTTTAAATTCTTCTTTATAAGGTTTTAATAAACTCTTAGTAACCTTAATATCAATTAATAAACTAGCTTTAGATTGTAATACTTTAACTTGGTTTCTAACAGTATAATAATGTGGAACATAAGTTGTAAGTTTATCCACGTCAAAGTCAGAACCTGCTTTAATAGTTATACCATTAGGTACTACAATTACATTACCTAATGTAGGTGCTAGAAATTCCTTAACTAAAACAGCTTCAATAGCATTTTGACCTTGGGTAGGTATCCTATAAGGCACTAAATTCCATTCTTCTCTAAACTTAGGTAATACCTCTTTATTAAATTTGTTTAACTTATCCTCAAAAGTATCTCCTTCTAATTCTAATACTAAAGGCATTAGTTTTTGAGGTAAAGCTATTTTAACTTCAGCATAAGAAACTCCATATCCTGATTCAGCTTTCTCATAGAATTTAAGGGAATTATCTAAATCAGGAACCTGAATAAACATTTCCCCTGGCATATCTCTTTTAACAACTTCTCTGTTATAAAAAGACATTAGGTTATTCTCTAATTTAACCTTCTCAGCCATTGCATCAGCTCTAATTACATCTTGTGATAGAATAGCTTGTAATTGTTCTTTAAAGGTCTCAGAAGTCTTCCTTTGAAGCATAGCTTCAGTTACTTCTTTCTTTAATTTATCTTTATCTGTAAATAAATAAACCTTGTTTTCTCCAATACCTTCTATTGTAATAGATAGATTATCTAAGAATTTACTAAACTTTTGAGCAGTAATATCATTTAACAAATTATTATAGGTATCAATTACTTCTTTAGTAACTTTAACATCACCATTAGCATAGTGTAATTCAGGATCTTTAACAATATCAACAAAATCTAATTTAGACATCTGAGTACCTAAAGTTACTCTCTTATGTTCTTCAGGAGAAGTTTCTAAATGCTCCCCCATAAAAGAATAATTAATTCTTTGTGTTACATTGTATTCATCAGAATCAATATCTTGAGGTTCATTTATATTATTACCTTTAGAGCCTGAAGCAAATACACCTAAACCTATTTGAGCTTTCTGCATTTTAGCAGCCATCTCAACTAACTTAGGCATACTATATTGCATACTTCTTGGAAGTACAGGCATTACTGCCATTTTATATAAATCTGTTATATAATACCCAGGAGTATAATCTTCTCCATAAGCAGGGCCAGCATAACCATATTTCTTAACTGCTAAAGCAAATGTTTCATATATACCCTTAGCAGGATATACATCTGTTAAGGTATTTTCATAATCATATAAAGATTGAAAATCTTCATTCCATTGACCTAACCTTAACATCATACTTCTAATAAAATCTAAAGTACCTATACCAGAAGCATCTGCTAAATCTCCTTTTTCATTACTATCAATAGCTCCTTTTATAAACTCTTGATAAGTACCTGTTATATCTTTAAATACAATTGTACTTTCAAAACCATCTTCCATTTTACCATCTGCTCTTTTATATAAAGCATTGATAGATTGATTTAAAGAAGGGCTATTAATAGCAGGTTTCTTAGATGAGGTAAACAAGGTAAACCTCTTAATAGGATCTTTAAAGTTATTTAAAGGGCCTGTAAATAAGTTAGATTGCTCATAAACACTTTGCCAATGCTTAATCATATAGGTTCTAAAGTTATCTTCAGATTCCTTATCTAAATGATTAGTATCATATTTAGCAACCTTATCTTTAAAAGCAGCTACTTCATTAGTTATAAATTCTTCTACTTTAGATTTAACTAAAGCATAATCTTCTAGATTTTCTCTTGAGTAATCTAAAGGATTTTTCTCAAGAACCATAACTCCTTCAAAAGTTACTAAATGTCCACTAGGAGTAGCCTTATCTCTAGTACTTTGAGGTAAATTAGCTACATATTGTATTTCATTAAATACAGCTTGCACTAAAGAATCTATAGAAGGTTCTTCAGGCATTTCTAATTGCCAAGCTAATTCTACACCCCTATCAGCAGATGGTAATACAGGATATATATTATTCATAGTAGCCCTGTAGTGAAGCATAGCCTGAGCAGCTTCATCCATATCTGCATAATCTGTAGGTAATCCTAAAGAAGATTTAGCTTGTATCATATTAACAAGCTTTCTGTTAGATTTAATCCATAGAGAAGATTCTGTAGGGAAATTACCTAAATAATCAGCATTACCTTGTTTAATAATACTATCTCCTATAGCATAAGCTGTAGGTAAACTTAAAGCATATCTTTTAGCATTCTTAGAATCTAATACATTTAAATCTGTAAATTCATCATTATATAATGTAGCTTGTTCAGCTAAAGAATTAATTTCTTTATTTATAGATAATCCATTTTTATCAAAAAAATAATCTACAGGAGTATCTTTAGTTAATCCTCTTAAAGCAGCATCTATCTTAGATAAGTCTCCTTTTTTAGAATATTTACTATAGTTTTCACTATCAGGAAATCCTAGTAAATCTAATAATTCTTGATTAGTAGATTTATCTAAAGCTTCTTTTAATTTATCTAATTGAATTAATAACCTACCTTCTGGAGTTAGTTTAACTAAAGGAGACCTTGATAAATTAGCTCTCCAAATATCTTTAACTTTATTAATATTTCTTTCCTTTTCAAATATAATTTTAAAAGGCTCTTCTCCAGATTTTATATCATTAAACTGCATAACAAGAAATTCTTGTTTAGCTTTAGCAAATGATTGTACAAATTTTAATTGTAGATTTAATTCATCTTTTGTTTGAGGAATTTTATCTAATTTAAACCATTCAATTAGTTTATTAATCTCAGGTCTTTTCTCAGCATATTTTTTAAGTTCTGTTAATTGACTTTCTAAAGTAAAGTTATTAGCTAATTTAGCATGTAAAGCATGCAGGGTTTTAACATAATCTACAGCTTGAGGTAATCCTACACTATTTAAAACTACTTTACCTTCCTGATTAATAACAGGTAAAGCTGATATAATAAGTTTAACAAGACTATCATCTAAATCCTCAACTGACGTTTTGTCAGAATCTTTAATACCTAATCTATCTTTTACTTCAGTTTCCTCAATTTCTTCTTCAGGAAGACTGACAAATTGTCCTATAAATTCTTTATGCTTTACAAATACTTTCTGTAAATCCTCTTTACTAAAAGTATCTTTAGCTACAAATTGTAACATTCTAGGCCCTACAAAGCTTATATAAGAATCTAAATCCTTAAATACACCTTGTCCTATTAATTTATCTAATTCAGAAGATAAGCTATTTAAACCTACGGTTTGGTTGAGTTTACTTATAATCAAAGCATGGTTAGAAGCTACTGTCATATTAATAGCATCTGGGCTTAAACTATAAGCATCATTACCTGATTGAGGTATTATATTACTACCTTGATAATAACCTGATAATATCTTATCATAAAAATCATTTAATGTATTACCACTAAATAACTTCTTAATAAAATTCCATATTCTTTCAAATATACTTAACTCTTCAGGACTAGTTTGTTTAGTATTAGCATAGGTTCTAAAATCTTCAGCTAATAATTCTTCTTCTAAGTATTCTGTAGATTTATCACCATATAGATCCCTTAATTCAGCAATTCTATCTTGATAATCTTCTCTATTCCTAATCCCTTTTAATAAAGTTTCTCTTTCTTGAGGAGTAGTAAACAACCTAAATACTCTATGAAAAGCTTCATGGTATTCAGTACCTTCAGGACTTTGAGTACTAACAAGTATTTTACCATCTTTAGTAAAGGCTCCAAAAGCTTTACTTTGAATAAGTTTATTTACTACAGATACATAGTTATTTACATAATCAGAACCAAATAAATTAGTAAGATTTTGTTGTATTTGATCTATATTTCTAAGTATAGGAGAACCTATAGTAGATAATTGAATAGAACCTGTATCTCTAGCTTCATCTACAGTAACTTCATTCCATGTATTACCATATTCATCAGTAACAACTTTAGCATTATAACCTTGTTTCTTCAAAACATTTGCTATAGTGTTTTCATAGAAATTATAAATAGGTTTTAAAGCTGCTAATCCTTCAGGCCCATTAACTCTTTCAAGCTCTGCTTTAAGTTGAGTTATTTCTATATCAAATTCTGTTTCTTTATCTTTTTTTAATTTTTCAACAGTTTCTTTAGAACCAGATTCCATATAAGAATACCCTGTACTTCCATTGGCTTCTTTTGTTTTAAGAATATAATCTCCATTAATAAGTTGTGAACTTTGTCTGGTTAATCCCGCCTCATTTAAACTAACTACACTATACTGTATTTTATCTCTTTCTATTTTTTTATTTTCAAGATCTTTAATCCTATCTTCTTTTTCTTTCTTAAACTCTTCTAAAGTACCATGCCCCTCAACTTTACTAGCTGTATTACCTGTTGGAAATAATACTTTCTCATATCCTTTTTTAGCACTATCTTGTACAATAGATTTAACAAAGAATGTTACCCAAGCATTATCTTTATTTAGGAGTTGTAAGAATTTATTTTGAGGAGATTTAATATCTTTAATTTTATATAAAGAATCAAATGCTTTAAAACTTTCCTCACTACCTACTTCATAATTAGTTTTTTCTACCCAACTATAATAAGCATCCCATTTAGCTTCCTGTAAATCTTCTCCTAAATTACTGGTAAATCTATCTTGACCTTCTAAACTACTTTTATTTATTAAATCAATCCTATCTCTACCTTTCTGAAATAAATCAGATTGTACTTCTAGTATTCTACGGGTTTTAGGATTTGAATATTTAGCTTTTCTATATTCTTCTTCTGATATAATCTCTCCATTTTTCTTATGTTGAAAACCTTTACCTAAAGAATATTCTTGTGTATATTTATTTCCAGCAATTTCAAAATCTTTTTCTTTATTTTGAATAGACATAGCTTGTTTAACAAAACTAGCTTCATCACTTCTAAACCAACCTATACCTTGATCCGTGCTGAAAGCACCATGTCCTTTAATAGAAGGAGTAATATCTGGAGTTTTTATTTCATTCTCTGTATAGTTAGTACCCCCAGGTACAGTTAGATTAGAATAATGACTTGTAGGTTTTTGTAATTCAGTAATTAAATAAGTTTCAGCTTCTTTTTCAGTTTTAAAAGATTTTAAAGGCATTGTAGTATAAATATCTACAATAGACCATCTTTTTTCTCCATTATATTCAGTTTCTCTAATATTTAAATCTTTATTACCTCCTCTAGTAACTTCAGTTTGTACTGTATAACTATAATTAGTAATAATATCTAATATAAGATCTTCTACAGTATCATAATCCTTACTATCTATAAGATCTTTAATAATAAAAGCTTGTTGTTTACCTGCTATATTAGATACTTCAGATATAAACTTATCTTTATTAGTTTTAGCAAATCTCTTGAATATCTGCTTACCTTTCTCTGTATTTAAGAAAGTAACAGACCTTAGTACATAATTAATAGCAAATTCTTGAGCTACAGGAACTAACATAAAAGCTGATTCACTATCAGGTTTTACATTATCTAAAGGATTACCTGTAACTTCTTGTTTAGTAAAGTCTTCTATAGGTTTATTACCATAAACTTCATCTAATATAGACATTCCCTCATCTAATAGCCAAGCTTTAAATGATTCTTCAGGCATACCTGTTTCAGGAATAATAGCCTTTATTTTAGGATTATTCCCTACATACTTTACTATACAAGCCATTATTTAAGGTATTGTTGAATAAATAATTGATTAAACTTAGTAGGTTCTAAGTCTTTAGTAGTATCTACTAATCCTGACCAATAACCTATAGCATGTCTTTGAATCTTAATAAACTTCTGTAAGAACTCAAAGGTAGTTAATTCCTCATCTAATACAGAATTAGCTACTAATTCATAAGCATCTCTTACTACAATCATTAAATTAGAAGCTTTTTGAATTATATCTATCAAAGATGTAAACTCTGGTTTAGTAGTATCCAATGTAGGAAACTCTACACCAGCTTGCATATCTAATAGATAAGATTGTAACTTTTGTGTATGTAAAATCTCATCATTAGCTTCTTTTATAAAGTATTGATAAGCAATACTATAACCATTCTGAGCAGCATAGTTAGCTGCATAGTTAAAGAATAAATGTGTTGTATATTCAGCTTTTATTAAAGCTGCAAATGCTTTTACTGTACTTTCTTTTATGAACATATCCTGTCAAAATCTGTATTGGTTTCTAATAAGTTATCCACAAAGTTAGGATATTTTTCATCAAATTGTTTACTTAACTGAGAAATAACCTGATTGCCTCTACTCTTAGCTCTGGGATTAACTTTATTCTTTAAAGCTTTATACTCAGAAAGTAATGGATTAGATACTTGAGATGCTTCTGCTTTAGTTTCTAAAGCAGCTAGTTCTGCATCATATTTAGTATTTAAAACACCATCTGTAAAATAACCAATATTTAAACTAGATGGTAATTGTGTTTTTGCAACATCTTCTATAAAGTTTTCATCTAAATAGTTTTCTAATTTATCTTGTAAGGTTTTTCCATTGGTATTTTCAAGAGTAGTTCTATCAATTGCTCCTAAAAATAAATCTAAATATCCTCTGTGAGGACTTTTACCTTCAGCTAAATCAAATAATATTTGTTTTAATTGTTCTTTATTAACAATACCTGTAGTAGAACTTACTCCAGCAGGCATTAATAAATTATCATTATAAATATTTATAGCGTTCCCTTTTGAAGTGATGTGTGTTATAAATAATAAATTATCAGGTAAATTATTTATTCTTCTTTCTATTTCAGCTTTTTTAGCTTCTGTACTACCTTCAGTAGAAGTACCTTTAGTAGCTTCTGTTATTAGCTTATCATACCTATCATATATTTCATTGTAGGCATCTAATTCAGCTTGCTTTAGTTTTTTTAATTCTTCTAATCTTTTATCTCTTTGTTTTTGTTCTACTTGTTTTTGTCTAACTTCTTGTATTTCTTGTGAGGATAGTCCTCTTTCGTCTAAAACTATAGGAGCTAAAATATTTAAACCTTCTTTTTCAATTATTTCATTGTAATTATTTTCTATCCCCTCTAATACCTTATCTTTATTAATTACGCCATCAACTTTATAATCATCTATGTTAGGTATAATCTTTTTAACTTCTTCTTCTTCTGCTGCTCTGTATTCAGCTATTTGTTTTTTAACACTTTCTTTATTATTTACAGAAGTTTCTTTTATAAAATTTAATACAGATAAAGCTCTTTTATTAATTTCATCTTCATAGTTACCTATAGTTTTATTTTCTCCTTGAAGCTTCTTAAATTCTTCAAAAGATAATAAAGAATGTTGATATTCATGTTCTATTACAAAATTTTCAAATTCTTGGTAACTATTAAAAATATTTTCAGGTAAAGGAATAGATTTAGAACCATCTTTTTGAGTTCTTGAATTTACCCAAGCTTTTTCTGTAAATTTTTGTTTTAAAAAATTCCTATTTAAGCTAATAGTATTAGTTTTTCTATCATAATTAGCTGCCCCTATTTCTCCAGTCTGTGTAATTATGTTAGCAGTATTTACTATTTTAATGCCTTTATAGGGTTTTTCTATAACTTTCTCTCCTTTAGCAATAGGACTATTTAAATTAAAAGTTAAATACCTATTTATATTTTCACCATCAAGATTAGCTTTTACTAATAAAGGAATTTCAGATTTAGTTCTATTTTCTTCACTTAGTAAATAATGTTTATATGAAGGATAAGACTTAGTTATAAGTTTATCTCCTTGCATAGTAACAGCTTCATAAGATGTTTTAGAGTTTAAAAGCTTGTTATTGATATTATATACCTTATTAGCTAAAGATTGTAATATTGTATCTTTAGATTCTTCTAGAGAATCTACATTATTATAAAAATTGCCCCCTATATTAACAGCACCTGCTTTAGTAAAATATAAAGAATAAGAAGGATATTTAGCATTTTGTCCAACATTAACTAATTCTTCTAATACATCTCTATAAGATTTACCTTTAATAGTTTCTTTAGAGCCACTTAGAACACCTTTAATTAACTCAAAAGCTGCCAAAGCATCTGTTGGACTTAAAGTATTTTTAAATGTGCTTAGAGGGTCTCCTATTGCATTATAAGTATATACATTACCTGGAGTAGCTTGAATCTGGGATTCTCCTACCCTAATAATTCCAGGAGTTTTTTCAGTATATAATACAAGTTCTATAGTATTAATATCTAAACCTGTAGCTGTATTAGCAGGTAAGCTTTTTAATTCTCCTTGTACACCTTTACTTCTTCCTGTAATAGGTAATAAAGTCTTAGTACCTTTAGCATTATTAGCTAATAAAGTTTGTTGAAAAGCATTATATTGACTTCTAGCTAAAGCTAAAGCTTGTTTTTGTTTAGTTTCATTATCTTTAAATTCAGGATAAGAAAACCCATCCCAAGAACTTTCATGTAATGGGGTATATACAGGTAATCCACTATCATCTAATATAGGATTACCTTCATTATCTACTACTACAGCTATAGTAGTTAATCTATTACCTTTAAGTGCCTCAGAATCTGTAAGATTATCTTGTACTTGAGAAGCCCCTACATAGAAATCTACACCTTGTAAAGGATTATCAGGAGTTATTACTAACAACTTATGATTTTCTATTAAGTCTTTTAAAGAGGTATTATTAATAAAAGCATACCATCTTTTAGAAGATTCAGAGTTTTGAGCAGTTTGATCTCCAGATGTTTTACCATAGCCTATCCATATAGGGGGTTTAGGAGATTGGTTATAAGAACTTATCTGTTCAGCAGTTAATAAAACAGGAGTTTGTATAATATCTGTAACATCAACCCCACCTTCAAATGTTTCTCCTGAAATTCTATCAGGTTGTTCATTAGCTTGTTTAGCTTTTTCTCTAGCTAGATAAAATTCTGATAACCTACCAAAAGCAGCTTCATCTCGTAAAGCTTCTAAATCAGGATTACTAGCTATAAACTCAGGTGTTAAAGGAATTTGTTTACCTGAATGTGTAGTTAATACAGGTTTCCCATCTATAGTCTGTAAAGTATAAGCTTCTTCATTAGCCTTACTATAAAGATATACAGGTTCTTCTATAGTATCTAAAGATGTTACATCATAATAATCTGATAATTTAGCTACTAGTGAATCATTAATTCTTTCATCAAAAGATCCTTTATTACTATTAATTATCTTTGACATTTCTTTAGAATAGGCTTCTGGGCCTTGCAAAGCAGATTTATATAAATCTAATACTTGATTTTTATATAAACTTAACCCTGCTAAATCTTCATAAGCATCTTTTAATTTAACAGCATCATGGGGAGCTATAATATTTTTATCTATAGCTTTCTGAAGAACTTCAGTTAACTCTTTTAATTTATTATAAGATTCTTTTGGGTTGCTTAACTTTAATAAAGCTAATGGCATATTAGCAGTATTAACTTTATCCCCAAAAAATTCTTTTATCTTAGCTATTTCAGGAATCTCTTCTTCATAGTTACTTAGTAAGTCTGTTAATATAGGACTTACTTCTTGCATAACCTTAGACATTCTACCAGTAGCTTCTTCTACTGAAGCTAATTTAGAAGCTAAATCTACAGTAGCATCTTCTCCTATAACATTATGCAGGGGTTTTACAATTTCCCAAGCTCTTTTTATTTTAGGAAGGTATTCTTTTAAATCTTTTTGATTTTTAGAAATCTGTTCTATTAAATCTGTATCAGATATATCTAAATTATCTATATCTGTACCATCTTGATTTTTCTGTTTTAATAAATCTCTTATTTCTGCTGGAGTAAATTCTGTTTGCATTAAGTCTAAGAAATCTTTTTCTTTTCCTAAATCTAAAGCAGTTATATAATCAACAGCTATTTTTTGAGCTTCTAATGCTTTGGCTTTACCTATATTACCTTTTTTATATTCATCTTCAATATCTCTATCAAAAGATGTACCTGCTATAAAAGCTTTTAGTTGACTTTCTTTTCCAGTATTTCTTTTATAAATTTCATTTAAAATCCTACCAGCCTCTTCCCCCATTTTCTTTTTTTCTTGAAAATCTCTTCTGGCTTCAAATATACCACCAGTCATTTCAAGACTTCTTTTACCAGTTTCCTGATTTTTCTTTATATTAGGTAAGCCTAGCCCACCCATCAAAGCTCCTATAGCAAATTGTTCAGCAGCTTCTCCACCTAACCAAGTTTTACCTTGTTGATTTTGAAAAGTATCCTGAATAACATCTAAAAATGAATTTGTTAATGCTGCAAAATCTTTTTTACCTTGAGTATCTTGAGATCTTTCAGCATAAGTTTTAGCTAGTTTATTAATTTTATACTGCCCCCATTCTTCAAAACCTTCTCTTAAAGCTCCTTTAGAATACCCAAAACCATAACCTAATGCTTTTCTAAAAGCATTTTGCTCTACTTTTTTAAATCCAGTACTAGGATCTAGTATATAACTTTTAGCTCCTTTTCTTAAAGCTTGGTTAATAGTATTTCCTTTGGCAAAAGCTCCTTTAAATTGCCCATAATTAGAAGCCATAAGGATAGCCATATTTCCTAAAAAATCTACATTACCCGCAGTTCTAGCTATACTATCAGCATCTTTTTCAGAATACCCTTTAGCTATTAAATCATCATAAGATTCATTATATGTACTATTAGCTTCAGTTTTAGATTCTGATATAGCTGCAATACCAGAACCTAGTAATTGTCTTCCTAAATTAGTAGATTCTTTCCCTAATGAAGCTATTTGTGCAGCTCCTCTACCCATATAAGCTAATCCTTCTCCAGCTTTAGCATATCCAATACCTCTTTTAGCAACATTAGTAGAAATTTTACCTAATGTACTAAGATTTTTAGCCTCTTCTCCTGCTAATGCAAGAGCTTTAGCTCCTTTAGTAGCTAACATAGCATCACCTAATCCCATAGTAGCTATAGTACCTAAAAAAGTACCTGCTGCAAAGCCTGTTGATTCTAAAGCACTTCCCCAAAAATTAGCATCATCTAAATTTTCGTACCAGTTATTATCTTGATATTCTTGAGTTTGGTAATTAGGTAAAGCTTTATCAGCATAATCTTCTAATTTAGATAAACCATTAGATAGTGGGTCTTTCCAAAACCCAGATAAAAATCCTGTAGTAGGGTCATTATCTAATAAATTAGCAGCACCTGAACCTAATGAGCTTAGTAACCCTACTGTAGTATTTAGAAAAGATGTTCCTAATTTAACAGTACCTTTTAATAAACTATTAGCTAATTTATCAGGTACTGATTGATTTAAAGCTAATAATTCAGCAGGATCAGTTATAGGATAAGCTTGATTTATATATCCTTTATCTTTTACTCTATCAAGTAATTCTACTCTATCTGAATCTACAGAACTGCTTTGAGGCAATCCTTTAGTAGATAAAACTGAAAAAGCTGAAGCTGGTTTTTCAGCATTTTTATTTATTACACTAAATATAGATGGCCTCATACTTATTTATTAAATAATAAACTTTCTCCTAAATCTTTTTTAACTGCACTTAAACTTGTGTATTTAGAAGTTACCCCACCATTAGAAACTATATATTCTTTACCTACCCTTTCAATTTTAAAATCTTCTCCTCCAATTTTTATATCAGTTTGCCCATAAGTATCTAAATCTCTAAAATTAGAATCCAACCCATTATTTTCAAGATATATATTAGTTAGACCTATAATACCTGCTTCTTGCTGAGTAATATCAGGACTTTTAATTAAATTGGTAAACATACCTTCTAATACAGGAGATTTTTCTTTATTCATTTTAATTTTTTCTTCTGTAAAAACAGTAGGACCATCTTTAGTTTTTTTAGTTTCTACATTTAAATATACATTTCCATCAGCATCTATTTTAAAATGGGTTGTCTCTGGAGTAATTGAATAATAGCCTTTGTATTTTTCTCCTAAAGGAATG